AAGTTATGAAGTTTATGACGCTGACGAAAATTGAGTGGCGAAAAAAGTGGGAAGGCGACGCTGCGAACCTGCACAACGTGGAAGGGTATTGCAGGCGTGAGCCGGTCACCTTGGACCTGGAAAAGGTGGATTTTTTGTATCGCACTCGCCGCCAGGTGGCCTTCGAAGATGGCAGTGAGCGTCCAGCCATCAAGTTCGCTATCGAGTCCACGACTGTATGGCTATCTAACGGCCGCTTTCAGTTGGAGGTTGAAGAAACCCCTGAGGACATCACGCGTCTGTTGTAGCTGGATTTAGTAACTAACTCAACGAGGAGAACAATGATGGATAGTTTGACCGCAGCATCGACGACACAAGCAATTCCTGGACCGCCGCCGGAGTCGGGTGAGTTTGGCGGCTCCATGGTGAATCCAGTCAAACGTACCCGCAAGAGTCGAGGGCCATTCGTAGTCTGCAAGGACTGCAAACGGCGCTTCTACGGCCCGACACGCAACCAGAAGCTCGGGTCGCATAAGTTTCAGATGCACAGCGGCAAAAAGGTTGACGGCCGCGCCGAAGCACGCGAGGATACTCAACCGGCCGATGAGCTAGTGAAGCTGCTTCGGTTGGTTGAAATCTATGCGGCCCTCAAACCGGAAACCCGTAAATTTATCGCGCCGTATCTCACTTAGGAGGCCATTATGGCCTCTAAACGCCGACTTAGGAGGAAGGCGTGCGACGGCAAGATTAGACACTCTACCGAGGCTGCCGCCATGCGGCATTACGCCCGCTTGCGCTACGGCATCGGGGAGTCGAATGTGAAGGTGTATCATTGCGGCTTCTGTGGTGGCTGGCATATAGGTCATTGGAAGGGGACGCCAGCCTAGAGAGTGGAGGGATTAAGCGATGTCAAATACAGGGAAGGTAGCTAGGGTAATCAGTGAGTTGTGGAGTAATTTTGAGCTAAGCGGGGACGACGCGGCTCTTGATCGGGAGCGGTTGATTACGGCCGTGGAGCGGTGCGCGGAGGCGCTGGAGCAGTTGGGGGATCAAGTTGGGGAGCGCGAGGGGTTGACCAACCCTCAAACATCATCCCAACTACTTAATGTTCTCGTTGATACTGTCTCCACTATTGGTAGCGTCCCCTACTACGTCGATCATAACCCTCCTCTCGCTGCCATAGGACTCGCTACTGAGAATGGACAACCACTCCTCAGGGATGCTTGGACGGCGACGACGCCACCATCTCCCCCGGTACGAAGAAGGTTAGACTCTAATGGCAGCGACCCTGACGATCGCATAACCGAGGGAAGTGCTCCAGTCAGAGAGGACGATCTACCCTTTTGACTCCTAACGGACCATTCTGTGTAGATTGCCCTCATCGTGACCTGGGAATCCGCTTCATTCCCCCCGACGGCGCCGGGACCAGCGGCATCCTGATAATTGGGGACTCTCCATGGATCGATGAGATCAAGGAAGGAAGGCCCTTTGTAGGCGCAGCCGGGGGGATGCTCAATCGCCAACTTCAATTAGTGAATATCGACCGGGGCGACACTATGGTAGCCAATAGTATTTGGTGTAAACCCACTCGGCTTGGGTGGATGGATTACCCCAATCGCTATAAGGACGCCAATGCGGCCATCGAACACTGTAGGCCCAACCTGGACGGCCTCATCGAACGAATGTCCCCGAAAGTCATTGTGCCGATGGGCAATGTCGCACTGCGCCGCATATGCGGAATCAGTGGAATCGAGGCCGCTGCCGGTTATGTATTGCCCACTCCCTATGGAGTGTTCGCTGTGCCAACCTATCATCCATCCTTCGTTCAGCGAGGACAGCAAAAGTTAAACGCGGCCGTGCTGTTCGCGCTCAACCGCGCAAGAACCATTGCTCATGGAACATTCGAGCCTACGCATTATGACCTCTTGCTTGACCCTCCCATCGAGGAGGCTAGAGTTTACCTGCGCAGCGGCCTGCTGGCTACAGGACGCATACCGACGCTCATCGTGGACATTGAAACTCCCGAGAGCGATCGCCTGGACGAAGAAGAAATCGAACAGGAAGGAGCCAGTTGGACGATCGTGAGAGCGGGCTTTAGCGTGCGTCAGGGCACCGCGATTTCCTTCCCGTGGATGGAGCCTTATATCGGCATCTTGCAGGAGGCCCTGGATGCAGCAGACGAAATGGTTGAACATGCCGACAATCACTTTGATAGCCGACGATTGCGTCACGCGGGCCTGCGACTGCCAGCTCGCATCGTGTCGAGTATGTGGGCGTGGCACTGGCTTGAATCGGACCTCCGAAAGGGCTTGGGCTTGGTCGCCCCTTTCTTCTATGGTGGACCGCCGTGGAAGTCGGAGTCCCAAGCGCGGCCTGCGTGGTATAACGCAATGGATAACGCCGTTACGATGGATGTCTACATGGGCACCAAGGCAATTCTTGTGAAGGATGGCAGGTGGGAAGGCTTCGAACGCCATTGCATCCTCGTTGATGAGCCCCTAAGAGTCATGGGTGAGCGCGGGCTTAACGTGGACGTGGAGCGGCAGAAGGTTTTCATGGACCGGTTGGAGGATGAATGGGAAGACGCCAACGCAAGGCTGCAACTCGCGGTCCCGGACAGTGTAAAAAAGCGAAAGTTTTGGAAGCGGGCACCCAAGGACTTGACCGGGGTGATCGAGTTATTCCCGAGTCTGGGTGGCAAGTCATCTTGTGGAATTCCAGCGGAACCATCCCACTCGCCTTCATCAACGACGAAGGACGCATCCTCATAGCGAAGGGATGGAATTACATTGACTGATCTCGCTAAACTGCTGGATGAGTTAGACGCGGCAGAGCAGCCTAAACGTAAACGCCCTTCGCTGCCTGACCGCTTCATGCGCATTGAGCCGTTCAACCCTGACTCTCAAGACGACGTGATTCGGTTGGCTGGCCATTTAGGCGTGCGCTTGCCCAAGCGCCGGGACAGCGACTCCGAAGACGCCCTCTCGACCGAGAAGAAGTATCTGAAGCAGGCCGCTAAGAAACATCCTGTCTTTCGACTCATACTCGACTGTCGCGAGCGCTGGAAGATGGTTTCCACTTATAAATGGAGCCTGGACCATGACAACAGGGTTCACACAACAATCGGACATCATCCTTCTACCTGGAGGAAATCCGCAAGGGACTATAACCTGCAAAACATTCCCAAGCGCTCGGAACTTGCGAATGAATTCCGCCGCATGGTTGTCGCTCCTCCTGGCCACGTTATTGTTGAGGTTGACAGTTCGGCTATTGAGGCCGTCCTGGTGGGGTACTTCGCTCGATCTGAGCGTTACATACGGCTCGCCAAATGCGGCATTCACGATTGGTTCAACTCCGTCGTACATGGTGAACCAATTTCGCTTGACACAGACATTGAAACCCTCCGGGCTTCCTGTCGAGCGGCTAAGAAACGATACTCCAAGGAATCAAGGGAAGTAGCCAAACGAGTTGTGCACTTAACGGCGTATCGGGGCACCCCGGAGCGGATGCACGATGAGTATCCCGATGAGTTCCCGACTACGGCCGTGGCAAGAAGGTTACAGAATACACTCCTTGCGACGGAGCCGGGGGAGGACTTGAAGCGTTGGTGGGACGCTACCTTGAAGCAGGCTGCCCACGATCGGTATCTTACTACTCCTTTCGGCACCCGGCACCGCTTCTTTCACGTATTTGGGTGGGATCGGCGCAGACAGTGTTACGTGCTGGGGGATGACGCTAAGCGAGCGATTGCGTGCAGGCCGCAAACAGCCGCTTCGATGATCCAGGATAATTTCATCATCGCCCTATGGGGGTCGCCAATCGCGCCCTGGCTGCGTCTGCCGGTGCACGACAGCCTGCTGGCCGTACCGCCCATGGGGCGCGCTCAGGAGGTCGTGGAGGCGTTCCAGAGCGTTTTTACTTCCCCTATTTTTGAGCTGGACGGTTTGACGATCGGTGCCGAGGTTTCGATGTCCGCCGAAGGGGGGAATTGGGGACCGTTTGATGAATCTACTAATCCACTGGGAATGAAGGGAGTCAGCTGATGATTGAGTTACGCGAGTGCGTGTGGCAGGATATCGAAGACATCTTGGAAGTTAAACACATCGATACAAACGCACGAGGGGTTTACCGTGCGAAACTGGATCGGGTGATTGAAATGGTCGATATGGAACGCGCCCGCCAGGTTAGGCAATCGATGAGTGGGCCTATCGTAAAGCCCCTGCAATCTCCGCTGCCGGGACAGCGATCCCGAGCGCACGGTACAAGGCGGTCTTCAGAAGGCTAGCCGGTTTGAGTACCTGTTTCAACCGTGCTTCGAGCGCTTGGGCATCCCGATTCCCGCTAGCCGAGATGGCGTCGAGGTTTAATAGGGCGATGTTGGCCTTCCGGGTGGCCTCGGCGAGCCCAGCGAGAGATTTGGCTATGTTGGGGTCATTCGCAGCCTGCGATGCGCCAAAAGCCGCCACAGACAGATTCGCGAGGATTGGCTGAGCCTGCTTCACCGCCGCATCCAGATCGGCGATGGCCTGATTGGCTTGGGATTCCATCAGGGCTAGTTGTTTAGTCTGCGTAGGTAATAGCCCTTCCGGCCCATTAAGCGAGAGATCGGTATGAATCAACAGGTCGTGCGCGTCGGCAACCGTCTTGTTTAGCTCGCGCGATCCGTTGGCCAGGTATTTGGTTTCGTTCTGTGCGGCGGTATTGAGGGCATCCGAAGCATCGGCGAACTTCGCTGCCCCGCGCGCGGCGCTAGCGAGGATGTCTGGGAGGGCCTTTCGCAGACTGCCTTCGATGGCAATCAGGCCGATCATGGCCACGGTCAGTGCGATCAGCGCTCCACATTCGAGGATTTGCTTGAAGCGGTTCATAAGGAAAGGCTCGCGTCCTCTTGCTTTCCCAGCGGCAGAACGCGAGCCCCAGCCAGATACCCTCCGTCCCTGCCGGTATCAGCGGTCCCGGCAAGATCAATGGCCCTGATCGAGCGCCTTCGTATCGGTGGCAATCGCTTCTTTGGCCCGTTCTACGTCCCCGGCCTGAGCTAACTGGCCATGAGACTTCTGTATCAGGTCTAGTCCATCATTCAGCGCAACCGCGAAGGCGTGGAACCAGACTTTCTTGTGCGCGTCGATTTCCGTCTGCGAGGATATGGTTTGATCGTTCTGCTCGCCCAAGATGGAGCCTACAAACTGATCGAATCCCACCAGCACGCGATGAGCGTAGCCTTCTTTGGCGGCGCGCAGTTCGGCGACAGACAGTTGGGTTGGAGTTAGCGGCGTGTCGCTCATGTTGGTGCCGATCAGAGCTTCACACCCAGCGTGGCCATGAACGCGGTGATGTCCGGCCACACCGCCTTGACTGCGTTAAAGGTCTCCGAGGTCAGTGCGAACGATGGGGCCGCCGCATCCGCCGCCGTGTCCGCCACTGCAATCCCCACCGCTCCCAGCAGCGTGCCGAGTGCGGCGATCACTTGGGGCTCAGCCGCTCCTGCCTTGGTAACCACTTTCCCGGCATCCTTGAGCCAGTCCAGCACCTTCTCCGCGCCTACCTCTACGTCTCCAATAACCACAGCCGCTATATTCGCCATTTTGGTTCCCTCCTCAGGATTGCGCCTCCGTCGGCGCGTTGATTACTTCGATTTCAATTCCCGCCTCTTGCGCGGGTTCGAGTTGCTTCCAAAGATCATCAAAGGCGGCCCGCGACAGGCCTAGAAAATACCCAGCCATGCCCTTCATCGCGGGGTCTATGCCCACCAAAATGCACCCTTCCGAGTCCATGACGTAGTTGCCCCAGTGGATCAAAATGTCTGTGCGGCCTGGAATGTCCTGTAAATGCGGCATTAACCTACCAAAGTGGGGTGAATTCTGCAACAAAATCCGGTAAACGCCCGCTGGAATGCAGGGATGGACCGCGTCATCTTTAGCCCGTTCGAGGGTGAAGCAGAATGACCGGCCATTGACCGATAGCTGCCCAGGCGTACCGGCGGAATCGAACGCTCGGCGTTGCAGGGTCAGCTTCATTTTCCGTGTCGATTCCCTTGGTATTCAAATGTCACCAAGCCGTCTACCTTGCCCTCGATGGACGACAACTGTTCTTTCATGTCTTCGAGTTCCTGCTGTAACGCCGCATTCTTCACGTCGATTTCATGGTCCACGATGGGGACCGTAATCGCATTATGGGTATCCATGGTCATCACCGCATATTCCGGTGCCCCTCCACAGAGGATGCCGATCACCAGAATCGCGATGTAGCGCCAAATCTCGGGAACCATATGCGGCACTTTGTCCTTCTCATCGTGAAGAGTGAAGCGCGTCACGGCTGCGCAGTCTTGTCGCCAGCGCTTCCGGGGATGTGCACCTTGTCGAGATTAGCAGCTAGCAGGTGCAAGAATGCATAGAGCCACTTCATGCCGTAATTCGATCCGGTATACGGCGGCATTGTGGTTACCGCGGATGACAGAACCCACATCCCGGCTGCCCCGTATCCGATCCCTTGGCTGATCCAGTGATGATGCATGTCTACCCCTCCTGTGTATTTAGATCAATCCCGGATGTTCCTTTGCCGCACCCACTCAAAATAGTCGAGTACCCATTTTCGCAGCCTCAGCACTGCTTCGTAATGCTCTTGGCAGTACATCAACCCGCTTTCGACTGTCCGCGTGCCGAGTCCCTTGCATTGTCCCGCCCCGTGCCGCCAGTTGCAGGTAAATGGCAAAAACTCACCAGGGGACACCAAATAGCAGCGCGCTCAATCCAGAAAGTGTGCTATTCTGTATGCCCACAATTTGATCGATAGGAGAAATGACATGCCATTCCTGATTTTCGTGGTTATCGTGGCGTCCTACTGCGTGCTGCGCTTCGCCGTCACCGGAGAGCACGAACCCACTAAGGCTAAAAGGTTTACCATCCCTCCCAAACATTGCTAACATATTCATGTTAGGCGTCGCGGGGATGGTCACAATCACATAGGCCGCGCTGCCTGCCGAACTGTCCGTATATCCCGTTCCGCCCGCCACGGCGTAGACTGTCTCGCTGGACGATACGGTAATATTCCCCGATGTCCCGCTGATGAGCGTTCCAGTGGTGCAGCCGGTCGCGCCGTTCGTGGCTGGCGAGCCTGTCGTGTTCCAACAGATCACTGTTCCTGCCGAGGTAGAAATTGCGACCGTTTGCGTTCCGACATACGTCCCCGCGCCCGGAGAGAACGTGGGAGTGCTGGCTGAACCGCTGCCACTCGTGCCCAGTCCGATCAGCGGCACGAATTCGGGGCTGCTGGATGACGGCGAGTTGTCGGTGATCTGCAACTGATCGGTTTGCGGACCCTGCGCGCCGGGGGTGAACTCGACTGAAATCGTGCAGCTGCTTCCAGACGTGAGCGATGATCCGCAGGTGTTGGCTGAGATCGTAAACTGCGTTCCCGTTTCGAGCGCCACCGAACTGATGGTCAGCGTGGCGCTGTTCCCGTTGGTCAACGTGACGGTCTGGGCCGATGAAGTTGTGCCTGTTCCTTCCGCCTTGAAAGCAAGATCGCCTGGATTCAAAATTCCGCAGATAGTATTGCCTCCTTGGTCGGTCGAGCTGCTGGGCGCGCTATCTGAACTATAGAGCCAGTATTTCCCATTGTCGCCCGAAACGGGCGTCCAGCCGTCGCCGCCGGTCCATGTGGTGCCCGTGGCGAAAGCAATTTTGTTGCAGGCCCACACGGAATTTGTGCCCCCCTGCCAGCCGTAATTCGGGCCGTAGTAAGGCATCACATCGGTGCCAAAGACGTTGCCGTAGGCCGTCGAGTTGGTGCAGGGCGTCGAGCCTGGATCGCAGCCGGCGAAGTTTTTACCGAAGCCGCTGAGGTAGTTAAAATTGATAAGCAGTCCGCTATAACCGCTCGTGGCCGCCTGGAATGCAATCCCGTTGGTGTTCCCAAGCGAAGCAATTGTGTTCCCCTGAACGATGACGTTGTTGACGCCCGCGCCGCTGTTTAGATAGCCCGGGCCGTCGGTGTGGTAACTGTAAGTGTCCGGGTCGGCGGCATCGTGAATCTGACTGCCCGCGATCGTGGTGGGTCCAACGGTAGCTTGATACAGGTCAATGGAATTTCCAAAGCCCCACACGTCGGCGTGGTCGATGTAAACATGCTGCGCGGCGGATGAACCTAGCTGGATGCCGTACTGATAACTGTGTGCCCCCGGCGTACAATAGGCGTCTGATGTGCAATCGGTCGTATTCTCGCCCGCTCCCGCCGACGGCCATGTGTAGCCGGGAGGAGTCGCGTTTTGGGACGCGAGCGGCGTGATCGACGTGTACATGAAAGTCTCGTAGGCGCCCGTCACATAGGTATTAACGCCGAAGCAGCCTGTTGTGCAGGAGTTGTTTGACTGTATGCGCGAGCCGTAGAAGGTGATGTGGCTGCCGTCCACGGTTAGAGTGTCCGTCCCGCAGTTGAAATCCACGGACATAAACACCACGTAGGAGATTCCAGTCAGCGACGGACACGTGCTGTATTTACAGTTAGAGATGAAGTTTGGACTGCCGGACGTTCCGCTGGTGACTGACGGACACGCCGACGTTCCCAGCGAGCCGATGGCCGCATATCCTACCGGATCACCGCTCTGCCCTGGGAATACGGATTGCGCATGGGTGATTGGCGCGGCAAGGATCAGAGCCAACAGGAGACATCGACGCATTAATTGTTGGTCCCTGTCATCCAAAGTTGGTCGTCTACGTTGTCTGCGTTATCCGCCGCGAATGGGCTGGGCCAGGTTCCGGCTGTTGTACCGCTTCTCCATGGCAAGTCCGTTGGTCCTGTTGAATTAACTCCCAGGGCATCAGTTCCGTCCCCTGTTTGGTAATTTATCCAATAAATCGTATTGGCGGCGAGCGTCCCGCATCCAGTGGGGAGCACGGAATTCGTTCCTACGATTATACTAGGGCCGAGGGAGGCATCGCAGATTAGCGTGTTTTGACAATGCGGGACGCTTCCCGTGCATCCGCTGGTGGTGTCGGTATAGAGAGCTAAATAAAGCGTGCTCAGCGCCGCCACACGCAAATCGGCATTCAAATTAGTCAGTGTATAGCCAGATGGATCGTTTCCCGTTGTACAGTAGTTTCCAACCGTAGCCGTAGTGTCTCCACCGCCGTCGTTCGTATCATGCGTGGTGGAGTTTTGACAGGTGATCCCGGTGTAGCTTCCACTGGACGCTGGCATTCCCGGGCCGGGAAACATCGGACCGCTAAGTTGATGCGCTCGCATTCCTAGCGCGATCAGGCCCAGGAGGAGGGCAATGGATGCAAGTCTGCGGATCACCGGGTCACCCGGTAATTCAGCGTGATGGCTCCCGGCGTGACGCTGGAAGCTGTGTTGTTCACCACGGACACGTTAATCGTATTCGATGTGGGCCAGTCGATGATTGTCAGCATGCCACTGGCGCTCGGCACGTAGCCGGTGACGGCAAGTGGGCTGCCATTGAAGGAGAGCATCATCGTGTCGGTGGTGGCGAGGCCGGTGCATGTGGCTGTGACTGTGGTAGCCGCCGCACCCGATGCGATGGCCGAGGTTCCCAACGCAATTGTCCCGCTGCAAATCGTTTGCGTCAGCTTGGAGACCAATACGCCGCCATCAGCGATCTGTCCACTTGTTCCGGTCATCTCCGCCACGTCGAGCGAGGTCGCGCTTGTCGGGCCGGTGGTGATCCCAGAGCCGCTGCCTGCCAGGGCCTTTGAAGACGTGACGGTAGTGGCGGACGCTGCAACAGGAACCTGACCACTCGTCATTCCAGAGAGTCCGGTCCCGCTGCCGCCGATGGTCTGATTGGCAAAATAATTCGTGTTGTCGCTATAGACGTTGGCGCATTCGCCGGTCGTCAGCGCCATGCTGGAGGCAGCCGAAGTGTAGGAGTTTCCGGTCGTGTAGCTGATCGTGGAGGTAGTGGGCGTGAGGGTTGCGGTCCCCGTCCCGATGTCGCAGGCGCGAAAGGCGAAGTTAGCGCTTAAGCTCGCAGCCGAGGGAACTGTTACGGCAATCGAGGACGCATTGGAGAAGCTTAGGTACTTCCCGTTGTCCCCCTGCACCACTGGATAAGTCGTGCCGGTCTGCGGATTAGGCACCACCCCCGGCGTGCAATTGATAAGCTTGGGTGTCGCGTCGGCGCATATCTGTTGCCCTTGCGCAAGAGAGGTAATCGAACCCCACAGCGGGTTTGAGCCGCCGCCTGCGGTATTGATTCCGCTGACGGCCGCTCCAGTGGATGCGTAATAGGAATCCTGCCCGGATGTTCCGCTATTGACCGTTCCGCTACCTGACGGGGTGCTCCAGCTTCCGTCTCCTCGCAGGTAGGTGGTGCTGCCTGGAGTGCCGCTGGCATTTAGATCGGCGATGGTTACCAAGGCCGTGCAGGTTGAGCTGAGAACCTTACCGGATGTCGTGCAGATCGGCAAGGAGGCGGTGAGCCCGCTGTCGGTAATCGATGTGTTGGCTGTGAGCGTCGTTCCGGTAATGGCTGCGGGAGTCGTTCCGCCAATGACGCCCGGAGAAGGCAGCGACGATGTGGAACCGCCGAGCGACACGGAAGTACCGGCAATGGTAATCGCCGAACTCGCGAGGTCTGCGATGGGGATCGCATTGTACGCATAACCGTTACTCGTCAGCGTGCAAGTTGTGCTCGCAACGACGCAATGGAAGCCATAAAGGGTTGTCGGGACCGTGGCGGGGAACAAGATCGTATTACTGGCCGTGGCAGCGCTTCCAAGGGTGGTCTCAAAGTTGCCGGAAGCGGGGAAGAATGAAATATTACCGGCCGTTCCGCTTACCCCTAGCGTCGGCGTGGGGGTCAATGCGGGAGTGGCCCCGGCCATAATTTTCCCGGCAGCGCCTTCCAGGTCTAGGGTCGTATTCGTCGAGGTTCCTCCCACGGCCAGCGTGCTATTGGGGCTTGTGATCGTATCGCCGCCGCCTCCACTCGCATTCACTGTCACATTAGTTGACACCCCGGGGGTATCGGTGAATCCCAAAGTGACGTTGCTGCCGGGAATGAGATTCAACGCAGGTTCCTGGTCCTGCGCTGAACCATCATTCTCGATTGTTTGATAGTAACTTCCTCCGCCGCCCCCTCCACCACCAGCGGTAATGGTGGAAGTTGCTACCGCATGAGACCCATTGATGGTCACCAAAGCTGTTCCACTAGTGTAAGCTGAACAGCGAATGCGGAAGATGGTCATCCCGGCGACTCCCGCGGTCCAAGTACCAGTGCCGGTCGTGCCGGTAACCGCCGTGGTGCTGTTTGGAGGGTATGCATTGATATTAACAAAGTGCGTGCCGTCTTGACTAACTTCGAATTGCAGGGTTCCGCTATAGGTTCCAGACACGGTAAAGGAAACGCTTGCGGTATCCTGCCCAAGGTTACCGAATACGCAGTTTGTAGTGACGCATCCACTCCCTGAAGCAGTAATTGAACCTCCACCGAGATACTGCGCTTCGGCTGCCTGCCACCCTCCCATCAGGAGGATGAACAACAAGAGCGCGCTTAGTTTGAGCTTCATCGAACCTCCCTTCCGCTAAAATGTGCTGAGTGCCGCCCGCTCGATCGTGTTGGTTGCCGTGCATACGTATACGTAACTTGCGTCCGCCCATATCTGGCCTGCCGTGCATGTGCTGCTGGAACTGCCAGGAGTCGAAAGAGGCTCAAGCAATCCTTGGTTGGCGGTCAGCGTGATGGCGGTTGAGCGGATGCCGGAATTGGCGGCCAGCGTGTGCGCCACATCCAGATCATACTGGGGCGTGAGCGTGTTGATTCCCAGCGCGTCGGGCGTGAAGCGATGCGCGCTGTACATATAGGCGACGTTGGGATGGCTTGAAGAGTATCCGCAACAGGTCGTATTAGAGCCGGTCAAGGTGAAAGACGTACTGGAGATTGCAACGTTTGCATAGTTGACGCCGTCATTTCCGGTAACTACGGCGGTGTTGGCCCATACTTCACAGTAATGCGGGGTAGAGTATGGCGCGAATAATGGTGCAGTCCAACTTGTGGCGATCGCATCGTTCGAGCCGCTGAGCACCACGCTTGCAGCCTGCGAGAATGCGGATACGTCATTCCCTGCCGCAGAGGCGCATTGAGCGCCGCTCTTTACCGTTCGCACCCAGATATAGTAAGTTCCCGCCGCGAGCGTTCCACCGGTCGTTGCCGTGGCAGTCAATCCGGTGGGCGGCAGGTTCCCCGCGAAGCTGACATCCGCATCGCCTTGCGTGGTCTCATCAATGCCCGCGTTATAGCCGTAGCTTGCGCCGTCTCCCAGGAGCAATCCATACGTGGGGTCGAGCGCCAGTGATGCATATGATGAGGAAGTCGAGAATCCGCGCAGTAGTGGGGCTCCTGAATCGCCAGTGCTCCTGACATTGAGAAGTCGATTTGCTGCGGTAGTTGGAACGTAATAATCCCATCCATTCGAATTTGTGCGCGCAACGCCGCCGTTTCCAACGATCAATCCGCTCCCCTGCGACGCTTTAAAGTCGCTGATGGAGCCGGTCTGCATATCCACGGCTCCTGATCCGCCCAAGCTTTGATTGATCGTTAATCCGCTGATCGACCCTCCCGCGTCATAGTTCACTAAGTAGCCGCCAGAACAGTCCGCCTGTCCTACTTGATCCATGGTGATCGGACCGATTACGGTGGGAGCCGATCCGGTAAAACTCAGAAAGCTTGACGATCCGCAGTTTTCCTGCTGGATGCGTGAGAACTCCATGGTGCCAGCTACACCTGAGGTGGTGTCATCCGTGGCGAGCCACTCCACGCCGCCGCCGCTCATCAGCACGTCTTGGATGTAATACAGTCCCATCGCGCCGCTAGGGTCGTTGGAATTGAAGATCATGTCCGGCACGGATACCGAATTGCTGTCCAGGCAGCTATGCTTCTCCACCCATATCCAGATCGAATTCCCGTCGATCACCAGGGGCGAATTTAAAGACTGCCCGGTTACCGCCGACGACAAACACGAACCGTCGATGCTGATAAATGCGCCGTCCGCTTTCACGGCTTGGTTGTAGCCATCCACTTCAATGTTTTTAAGCGTGTTTTCGTTTCCGAAATCGAACACTGGTGCCGTGTTAGGCGATGATCCGGCGCTCACTACAATCCGCGATTGGGGTGCAAAGGCGAATTGATCCGCCGTGGGGTCGGAGAGTCCCATCAACGTCAGCGCGTTACAGATCGTGAAAACGGGCGATGTGGAAGGGGTCTGCGGCTGGCTTACTTTATAGTGCCCGCTAAAAAGAATGGTCGGATGCGTTGAATTGGCGCACGATGCGGTAATCGCCGTCTGAATCGCCGTTGTGGAGTCAGTCGTCCCTGTGGGGTCCGCGCCATACGCGTTTACGTCCACGAAAGGGTGTGGGCCTGCAATCGAGAGCGATTCCGAAGCGATCATTGCGCCGTTCGAATCGTTGATATGCGAAGCCCCAAAGGTCGTGGAGGTGGCTTTGGTTTGGAGGTCGCCGACGTTCCCGGCTGGATTGCCTCCTCCACCACCACCTGATTGTTGCGTCCAGGTATTCGTCGTGGTGCAAAGGTAAACATTTTGGCCTGCGGCAGCATCGGTAATAAAAGAGAGTTGGCTTACCGTGCAGGTAGCTGGAATCCCTGAAAGCGGGCCGACATAAACATAGGTGCCATTGGTCGATGGGAGGGTAGGAGCGTTAGCGTCAATCCCCGCGCTGATGTCCATCGATGCGCCGGTGATAGTGGTCTGGTAGACGGTGGTGCAGTAGGTTCGGCCGCCAAGGGTGGTGTAGGGTTGCGAGCAGATCGTGAAGCGCCATTGAGTACCTGTGGCACCGGATGAAGTGGCTACGTAGTTGTTGTCAGCCAGCGTTACGGTAAAGGAACCAAAAGAGGTTAGCGATCCGGCCATTACCTTTTGAAAGGTGGAACCATTGATGAGTGGAAGCTGACCACTGGTGCCGGGATCATAGAATTGAGCGGTGAATGTGCCGTTCGCGAAAGGAGCCCCGTTGGGGTCTGTAACCGTCGCGCTGACTTGCGTAAATTGAGCCCGCGCAGGGATCGCCGATAACAGCAAAAGTGTCCATGTTCCAATAATCCATCGTAGTTTCAACGGCGGCTCCCCCTTTGGTGGGCTACCTTACGCCGCTGGCGCGCGTCGATCTTGCGGCGCTTAGCGTTGCGTGAGTGTTTAACTTTGTGGGCGCGGCCAGCCACGATGGCGGTGGTTGCGGTGTAAGGGATACCGTGCATGTGGCGGTAGGCCAGGTTACGCCGCTCGGCTTCCTTGGACACAAAGCGCTCAATGGGCATCTTGGCCCTCTTGGTCGTTCAGATTCGAATATACTCCGCTGGCCCGTAGAAAGTTTGCGAGAGGGGTAGCCGCGATCACGGCCTGCCGACTAAGAGCACGAGAAGGACGGAACCCTTTGCGCGCTTGAGTTATGGCCTGCCGTTCGGGGCCGCCGCCGGGGATCAGGTCGCCCAGGCCGCGAAAGTACCCGTGAATGTTGCGGTCTGACAGGTAGGCGGAAGGTTGAACTTTCTGCCGTAGTGTACGACCCTCGAAGTTGAGTTGGGCGTTGGTGAGTTTATCGATTCGCTCATCGAGTTGATCGCTCAAGTCCCATAGCGCTCCCTGTTTCTGCTTGAGCAGGCGAGCGTCAATCGATGAGTTCGGTAGCGAGTTCATCACGTCGTAGACGATCTCGGCGGCCCCGTCGCGGACGGACTTCATAATTTTGGTTTGCGCGGCCGATAGGGCGGTAGCTTGTCCTTGAGACTCGCGTTTGTAGAAAGCGCTCAAGCGAGCGTTGTTGGTCATGCGTTTAGAGTTGAGTTGGTTAAGCGTCCATGGACGCTCATACTCAAGGGCAGCCTGTTGGAGTTCTTTTGCTTCCGCGCGCCCTTCGGCGGTCATGCGCATGTCGGGGGTGATCTCGGCACGAATGCGGTCGGCAATCTCCTTGGGCATCACGCGCGCTTTGCCGATGCGGAAAAGTTCCTGGTTAAATTGTTGATCGAGGCGGTCGCTTGTCCGCTGGACTACATTCAGCACATCTCGCGGAGTACGTGGATTGTGGCCTAGCGTAGCAACTGTCTGGTCGAGATCGGGCAGCACTTTAGTGATGTTGGAACTGGTTTCTTCGGCGGGCCCGGCCATGGCGGTTAAATCAGCGAGGCGTTTACGTGAGGCGGCGGCCACGCGCGATCCGGCCCAGCGGCCTAGGATTGAGTCGAGTACGCGGCCTCCCGCTTCATACTCGCCTTGTTCAAGGCCGCCTAGTTCCTCCTCGCCGATAGCCTGCTTCATGTCCTTGGGGGCGTTTGGCTGATGCATAAAGTGAGCGGTGAGTTGTTTTAGATTGGTGCCCGCCGCGCCGCCCAGGATGGCTGCCAGGAGTGCGTCACTGGCACCTCCCGTGGCTGGAGTTAAGGCAACGGCGGTCCCGGCTCCAAGCGCGGGCAAGCTCGCTTCAGTACCCATTAACATGCGCTTGAGGGAGTCCTTTACGCGCGTGGCCAGAGGGTAATTCTGGATGCTCATGTTGGTCGGCAACTCGGGACCGATCCCTTGTGTTTGCAACGAGGCTGGAGTCATTGGCTGCGCCTTTGAGAAGTCCAGGGCGATCGGCTGTGCTTTCGAGAAGTCCAGTTTGACCGGCGTTCCATTAGCCATTATTGGACCACCCCGAGGTCATGCGCGCCGTCACTCCAATGTAACTTACCATCGCTTCCCGGCACTTTCATTGTAGCGCCGGGGGGTGGGCTGGGGGATACCCCGGACGTGGGGGCTTGACCGTCCGAGGCAGGTGCTTCCCCCAGTGTTGCGAGGGTGGAGTTGAGGAGTTTGTGCATGGTGGATTCGGTGTTGTTGAGGGTGACCGCGCTCATTTGCGGATTCCCCATGGCCTTGACAATCTGCATTTGCAGGGCTTCCCACCCTTCCTTGCCCCGGAAGCCAGTGGCTCCAAGAGGCTGCCGCAGGATATTCACCTGTTCTTGAAGGGAGCGAAGATCGCCTGCGAGTTGAGCGATTTGGGCCTGCTTATCCGCTGAATAAGGCTTTGAGAGCATGCGGGTTAAAAACTGGGCCACACTGTCGGGATGCTGCGCCAGATCGACGAGAGAGGCGGCCGGAAGCGATTGCAGTAGCGGTAAGTTCGGCTTAATGCGCTCAATAGTGTCGATGGCCGTTGAGAGAGCGTCAGCGCGAGTGGATAGGTTAGCCTGGACGGACGGGGTTAACTGGGTGGGGAGTTTTAAGTTTAGCCCTTTCAGGCGATTGAGTACTTGAACTCCAAGGTTGCCAGAAGGAAGTTTTGTCTGTCCACCCGCTACGGCTTCAGCCATGTTGTCGAGGGCATCCCCGCTGAGGATGATATTTGCCCGTGGGGCGCGGTGGAACTCACTAATCTCCGTGGCGTTGGGGTAACGGCCATGTTGCACCTTGAACGCCTCGCGCCAGGCCGTGAAGTCGTCCATTTTGGGCGCGGCAACGCCGCCTAATTTATCGAAGAAGGCTGTTTTGAGATCGGGCGATGGGTCGGTGCCGAATGCTTGTTTGTAGGTGGAACGGAATTGATCCCACTTAACCTCGTCTTCGTTTCGAGGCTGAATGTCGGCGGGGAGGGGGCGTGTACGGATGTCGCCCGTGACTGTGTTGCGCTCAACGACGCCATAGCCGCCACTGTTCGTCTGCATAGGTTGGCCAACGATGTCCCATTGACCGGCCTGTTGGCGAGCTAAGTTGGCCTTCTGGACTTGCCCGTAGAGGTTATCCATCCGCTGCGTTTCGAGGTAGTCGCGGAGTTTCTGAGCCTGATCGAACTGTTGGGTCTCCGCCTGGTTCTTCTGCTCGATGCCTGCGTCGCGCGCGGCCGCGTAGGAGCCTCCCAGGTTGCCGAGTTGCGAAGACACGGATTGGAATAACGCGCCCACTATTTAAACTCCTCGTCCTTTTTGCACTCAAAGGGGGAATCTACGCAGAGCATCCCATTACGGACCCACGAATGAAAGTGGCCAAGCACGCGCACGCTGGGGTGTAAAGTAACCGCGTTAAGCGTGTCGCCAGTCGCCGTCCATGTTGGGCCTTTATCACCGAAGTTGGCTTTGAAGTCCTCGGATAATGGGGCGAAATATACACCTACATTGACCCCACAGTTGGGACACGGGATTAACATGCCAAGGCGCTTTCCTCCATACTCGGTAAATTTAGCTCCCAACGATTCAAGCGAATAGTCCGCCATTAGTAGCTCCCAAACAAGTCGAGTCCTGGGGAAGCGTCAATGTCGGGTGGAGCGCCAGGGTTGTTCGATGGCAGATTAAAAGTGGGTGGAGTTCCAGGCTGCCCGCCATAGATGGGGTTGTAAGCCTGCCCGCCGGGGCCGGCGGTGGGTGAGCTGATCGCGGTCGCGGGGCTCCAGAGTTTTAATAGGGAACTCAAGTCGCCAGGCTTGCCATAGGTGGCCCCCGCTGGATTTAGGAGACTCATAAACTCCTGCGTGGCGGTTTGCTGATTTTGTTGTTGGTAGGGGGCCAAGGCTTGCGCCAGGACTTCAGCGGTTACGTTGGGGCTGCCGCTGAGGCCACGTTCGGCAAGGTAGCCTTGGACGTTGTTGCCAACATCTTGAGTCAGCCCTTGGCTGAGAGGCTGAGTGAGGGAGTTGATCTGCTGCGCGGCGGCGGCCGGATTCTTCTGATAGTAAGCGATGCGGTTGAGGGCCGCATTCTGCTTCTGCTGAGCCAGAATGTTACCGATTAGGCCGAAGCCGGTCAGGCCGGTCTTAGCGATGTTACCCCAGTTTGCTCCTCCACTGGAGTTTTGGAAAATCTGTCCGAGTTGTGCGAAGGCATCCATTAGCCCCCTCCAAAGATGTTGCCGTAGTCGGCCAGCCCCGAGCCGCCGCTGAGCGAGGCGTTGCTTTGAGGGGGGATCGACAAATCGGCGGGATTGGCCGGTGTCCCTCCACTTGTTAGGCTGGGCGAGGCGCTCAAGAGGTCTTGGAGCTGATTTAGGTTACTCAAGCTGCCACTCTGGGAGCCTAGAAGTTCAGCGAGGTAGCCAGGGCTGGTGCCGCCTCCGGTAGCCTGCTGCACGTTGCCGCTGCCCGCCGATACAATTTGAGCCAAGTTGTTCTTGGTCGCGGCGGTCTGAGTGGTGGTTGGGAAGGGGGATGCAGCAGGAGCACCACCCGCTGTGAGTGACTTTACCAGTTCTGTCCCTCCAAGCGCAAGGCTTCCCGCCGTAGCCGCCCCTGCGGCGGCGCTTCCCCCGCCGATCGCGGCTAGGATTCCGGGGATGGCAGCGAATACGGGAGGCATTAGAGTTTCTCCCCGGCCTGGGTAAGCAGGCCAAATGAGAGCACGTTTGGGCGGGGCCACTGAAGACCGCCAAGGTGCTTGACCAAACGTTCGAGCTTACGCCCCTCAAGCGTGGTTGGATCGGTGAGGGTGGTGTAACCGACGAAGCCTCGTTCTTTCGATTCGGCCAGGGCCGCACTTAGGATGGTTCGCAGAGCTAGCCTGGAAGCCCCTGCGGCGGTCGCCAGGCGCATCAGGAAGACAACCCCATGCATCGGGCAGGCCAGCAGCCCTGCTTCGACCATAGAGCCTTCCTCGGCTACCCAGCACCATTCCCGGTCAAGCGCTGATCCTTCGAAACCCATGAACAGGGTATCGGGCCAGTCTTCCCCAGGACGCAAATGGCGAACGTGCATCATACCCTCGATAGAGCCCCGGTGGGGCGGGCGATCGCAAGCCAGTCTGTTTCGATGATTTCGACGGGAGCGCCGCTAAGCGCCTGGATGCCGCCTACTGTAGCATAGGCGTCAAGTCCTGTTTGGCCTATTTCGCAAACCAGTTCGAAAGAGGCATCTCCTACCCCTCCAGTGGGAGTGAGTAGATTACGCGCCGGAGCGTTCGGCCAGTTTGCCTTGTCGATGGTGATTGAGGTTGAAAACGAAGCGGTCCCGGTCGAATTGGTGGGGATCAACGGCTGTCCTGGACCGCTCGTGTTCGTCCCCTGCCACTGGCCTCGAACGATTAGGCGGCGGAAGGTAACGCGATCGGTTGCTTGCGCTCCAAGCGCGGATGGAGTACGAATGCTCCACACAAGCTGCGTTCCTTGGTGGATGATCTGCGTGGGATCAAGCCATGCCTGCCATCCTTGCTGGTCGCCCACCTGCCACCTTGAAATCATCGAATCAGCCCAGCCGCCAAAGACCGTTAGCGGCAAGCTGCCGGGGATGTTGAGTTGCTTCAAGGATTCAATCGCGAAAGGGATGTCGATGATGGTCCACGCCTTGAGGACCAGATCGTAGCAACACAAGCGCGTTAAGCTGCCATTTTGGCCATTCCCCAGCACTGGAATTGCCGCCACGTACATCGGAGGCACCGCAGTCAAGTCAGCCTTGGCCATGTAGCTGTAGCTTTGGTCCATGGCTACAATGTCGGCTACTCCACCAAATAGGTATGGTCTGATTTCCTCGCTGATGAGTCTATCGCGGACCCCATCGAATACCGCGAATCCCAAGTGGGTTAGGCGCACGATGCCGAAGCCGGGGACGAATTTAATGGTCCTTGGAGCGATGCATCCAAGGTTCGTTTGAGCCTGCTGGATTTCGAAGTCCGATGCGCCAAACACACCGATCACTTGATAGGTTGAGAACTCTTTGAATAACACCAGGGACTCGGTCGGCTCGATGCCCGCCTCGGCGATGGTGAAACTCGCCAGGCCCATGCCCTGCTGGCCGTCATCCTTGCCGACGTAACTCACGTTGAGTGGATTCCATGAGTCCGGGTTATTAGCGTCGCTCATCTTGAGGACGGAAGGGCCATCGAGGTTATCGGAGGTGTTGGCAGGGGAAGTGTTCCACAGCCATAATGAGCCAGCGTGGCTAATGGCATGGGCGGCCCCACGCGGGGCTGGGGTGGCGTTTGAGCCATTCTCCTGCCAGATGCAGGTGTGATCTTGGACAGTTTGACCGCTGCCGGTAGGCCAGGTCGGCTCACTCGTGTTGCTGATGCCTGCTTGGATACATTTGTAGATATGGCCGTTCGGAGTGTCAGGCTCGATTATGTCGCCTAGGTTGTAAGCGGTTGTGGCTACCCAACCTGGGAAGGCTCCGGTAAAGGTATTTGTGAGGGCCACCGTCCCGCCGTTAGTGCCATCGCTTTGATAGGGGGCGTAACCATTGCCGAGCGCCAAGATCAGCAACCCCGAGAACGCGACCATATCGGGGATCACACAGGTTGCCCCGGCTACGTTGCCAGCGGCCGGGTTGAGCGCGGTACCTCCTCCCGGGGCTTGCGAGCTGCCTCCAGCGCTGCCTACCGGGAATACCGGCATTGGTATGATAGAGCCGGTGGGGAAGCTCGCAATCACACTATCGGGGAAGGAGTAAGATGCCCCCGACACATCGAGTAAATCGAGTAGTGAAGAAGTCCCTGAAGTGGGAGGGCGAATGCTTCCGCCGCCCCCACCGCTCGCCAAGGTGAGTGTTCCCCCTGTTCCGGTCTCGTTAATGTAGCTTCCTGGGAGTGAATAAGTAATTGTCGCGCCTGCCGTGGCGACTCCCGAAGGATAGTTGGCATTGAACAAGGCGTTTGAGCTGCCGGTCACGGTGAAAGGGCCGGTTGGCCCGATAGGCGGCGCGGAAGCAAGGTAGAAAAAGAACGCGGTATTGTAACTATACCCTCCACCAGAAGGGTTAGGATAGCGCGAACCTACGGCAGAAGCGCGAGTGATGGTATAACCGGAGGAAACCACCGTTGCCGAGCCGTTGTCGGAATAACCAGTAACCGTGGCGGGAAGTCCGCTACCCGCCAGCAACACTTCATTGCCGCTGGAAGTGGCGCGATAAACATTGTAGGACACCGCGCCTGGTATGGCTGTCCAAGCGAGGTTAATAGTTTGATTACCGCTGGTGGTAGTCTGACTGGCCTCGCTCGAAGCAATCGACTCGCCACCGGCTCCATCGATGGAAGTAACTACATAATAGAAAGTGTCGCCTACCGGTAGAGTGCCCCCGGAAGCTAAGGTGGCTGTCAACCCGGTAGGGGGAGTAAGCGAGCCGACAGGCGCGTTTTGCAGGGCCAGTATTTGGCGTAAAACGGGGGAAGGTTGATAGGTTTGAATTGCCAGAAAGGGGTTTGCGTCGGTAATGGGGCCGGTGCCGCCACGGGTGCAGATGCCGAGGTTTTGATCGCACGACCGCAATGCGCCTCGGCTGGTCAAGACCATGTTAGACAAACGTGGGACGGTGCCTTTCGGCTGCGTGTTGTACGCGACCGAGGCATTGAGTCCCTTCAAGAACTGGGACTGCCTAATGGGCTTGAGGGCCACGCGTTACCTCCGCGCTCCCCGGCTGCTGCCCCGGCGGCCCTTACGGTGGCCACCGCGATGATGCCACTTCTTTGCGATCACAGCGAAGCGGGCTTGTTCGCCCTTGAGGCCGGGGGCATGATAGTTATCCTTGGCCCAAGTGCCCACGGACTCGCCTGCTTTGTGGGCCTTGCGAGTGGCTGCGCCGGGGCGCTTGACCGGCTTGAAGTTCTTACGTCGTCCACCATGATGTGCCATGGTAACCCTCCTGATCTAAGGGATCACGTTTCCGCCAAATCTGGTGCCGCCAAATACCACGAACTGGTAATCGCGATTCCCAACCTGTTGCGGCCCGGCGATCTGCCGGTTCATGCGCATGTACAGGGCGATGCGGTCGGTGAAACTTTTCATGTGCGAAGTCACCGCGCCCGCGTCGCGTTCGGTTTCATAGAACTTGGCCAGCATGAAATCAACCAAAGTGTCGCCCCAGCCGGAAGGGATCGGCAGGCTGACGTTTGACTGGCCTGGAGTGTAGTCAGCCGAGAATACCCGGCGTCCCTGAAAGAAAGCGTTGAGTTCGTTAACTTGCGTGGTACTCGCCCATGCGGCAGGCACGGTGCCGCCGAGGCCGCGAATAAGGCCGACTAGTTGATTGCCGCTGATGCCGTTGTAGGCGCAGATTTCCGTGCCGAAGCGTACCATGCCGTAGGTAGGCAGGAGGAAGCCGCCAGTGGAAGTTAAAGTGGCCGAGGTGTCCGCCACGGTCATCGCGGATGCTAGGGTTGTCTGGGTGGCTGTCCGCGCGGGCTGCGGCCATAATTCCACGCCGAGTTGGTTGTTGTAGAAGGAAACCGCCCAGCCTGCCAGGATCGACGAGGTTACAATGTTTCGTTTGAAGAACGCGCCGGTGTTAGAGAAGGAAACCGGGTAGCCGTCATACCAAGGCTGAATCATGCGCGTCCACTCCCCCGGGACGACGTAGGTAGCCCAGTTGATAACCGAGGGGAAACCGCCGTAGTCGGGCAGGCCGCCCGCGATGCGGCTAGACTCGTGGAGAGCGCTTGAGAGCCACCGGAAGACGGTTGATGCTCGCAGGTAGCTGCCGTCGGTATCGGGAAGGTAGGCGCTGTTGGTGGGAGGAGGAGTTGCCGCCGCCTGGGCTTCGTAGGCGGAAATGGTAGGGTTTACAAGCGGGGTAGAAAAGCGAGTAACTTCGTTTTCCGCCCCCGTGGCAACGCCTGCATAAACATTAAGCCCGGTCGCGGATACTCCCTGACCTCCAGACCATCCAACTTGGAAGGAACCATTGCCCCCGCTTAGAGTCACACTCACTTCGTTTGATGCGATCGTTTCACCCCAGGGAGTGATGGTGGTAATGACTACATAGTAGGTATTCGCCGGGAAAGTCCCCCCTGCGACAGGGGTCAAGGTTAACAACGTCGGGGCAGCGAGCGACTGAGACTGGTCGAGCGCCAAGTCGCGGAATCGTTGAATTATATCGCCTACGAGCGGCAACGGTACACTCCTCTAAAACGAAGGGGCAAAGCCGAAGTGCCCAGCTTCGACTCTGCCCCGGCCCACTGACGCGAACAGCCAACAACATTGTTTACTGCGAACTCTTTTATTCCTACGGGTTAAGATCGATTTCGTAGTCCATGCTCGCGGTCGGCGTGGTGCCCCCCAAGGTGGTGATGATGTCCACGGTAGCGATCTCGATGTCCACATTCACATCGACGACAATGTCGATACCGCTGTTGGCCCCGGCGGGCACCGCGAAGGCTGTGGTAGGCAACAAGACCGTGTAGGTGTTGGTGCCGTCGGTTACCGTGATTTGAAGTTCGACGGTCGGCGAGGTGCCCCCGCCATGATAAATCTTCACTCGGATCAAGCCGTTGGTGTAGCCTTGAGTGCCTAGAGCGACGGCGGTGGTCACCGGAGAGGTAGTCGATAGGGCTACAGCGTTGGCGGTGGCGTATCCACCGGGGGTTACCGCTTGGCTGAGACCGGCACCGGCCCCGTAACCTGCCATAATACGTTGAATTGAGTTGACGATACTCACTGTCGGTCTCCTTTATTGCAGGTCGTAAATTTCCACGTTCATGCGCGGGCTGATGCAAGCGAGTTGCCAAGTAAGATAAATCTTCGAGACCACCACGCGCTGATTCGACGGCTGCATCCACGGGTCGATCTTGAAGTAGTCGTTGGCGTTGAAGATCGGGAAGATATATTTGGAGTTCAGGATGTAAGCGGTTTGCGCCGGGGTGTAACGGTCGGCCATGATGACCGCGTTGTTGACCACGAAGTGGTAGCGGAACCCGGCCTGGAGAGCGGTGTCGTCCTGTTCTAAGTCCATATAGCGGATCAACTGAGTGTAGTTATTTTTGAAGGCCCCGTAACGCTCGTTGTCCATCACGCAGAGGTCGGGCTCGTCATAACCGTAGACAATCGACTGGTAGGCCGTTTCGAAGACCGCCGGGGACAGCGCGGCGGCTCCGCCGGTAACTGGAGCCGCTGGTTGCCAGAAGGTCGAGGTCGAGCGGTTGATACCTGCGATGGTATTCGAAGTGTCGGCCACCCAAGAAGTCAAGTCGTCGATATCGGTCGAGGTGTTCTGCGGAGAGGTGTGCCACAGGGCGCGGCAGAGCTTCTGGAGGAAGGAACCCGCGCCGATTTCCATCTTGGAGCGCACGAGGTCGAGGCCCATCGGGCCGCCTCGCCCCAGGATGATGTCGGTAACCGGGACCGCTATGGATTGATAGTAAGGACGCCATACCTGGTTTGCAGGCTGAATGGTATCCACTACGGTGGTGTTGAGGAGCTGGTCGCCGTAGTAGGAGCCGCCGGTCATTTCCTCGGCGGTCGCCAAGGGGTAAACAATCTCAGCGCCCTCGCGAATGTCCTTACCGCGCTTCGTCAAGCCCCAGAATAGAGGGGAGGGGACGAAGACCTGATCGCCGATCGTGGGATAAATATACTTCTGGGTAATGGCGTTCAGCGTACCGACTAACTGTGCTGAAGGCTGACTAACTCCAGTTCCGATTGTGCCGAAAGCCATTTGAGTCTCCTAGTGACGAAGTTAGGCGAGTGCATCCTCGCCGTTCGCAATTCGTAAAATTTCCGGGTCCATCTTGGCCGCGTTTAGCGCTTCGCTCAGGTCTTTGAAAGGAGCGGGCTCGCGCTTTGAAGAAGCCTGCGGAGTTGAACCGGGGCGCGGGATCATGGTTTGCTTCAAGCGCTCCTCGGCGGCTTTGGCACCACGCGCTTCGGCGGCTTTGATATCGGCGGCGCGCCGGTCGTCGGAGGTCGAGCGGGTGTAAGCTTCGATCGGGTCGAATAGGCCATAAGAGTCGCGGATGTTTTGCGTCTTGGCGGACTCCATGAAATCGCGCCAGGTCTTATCCTTGGGGCGTTGATCTTTCGGGAGGGCGTCCCAGCGACGCTGGTTGTAGTCCTCGGTGACAAATTTGAAGCCTTCCGCCAGAGCCGAGCTGAGCTGCTTGATTTCGGCTTGCTGCGCGGCTAGAACTTCCTTTTCGAGCTTCGTCAGGCGTTGGCCGATGGGACGGTAGACAGGGTCGTTATCCCAGTCCGGCTCGTTGGGATTGGGAGCGGCCTCGCTCGGGCTGGCTCTGCGCTTATCAGCGGCTTCCCAAAGTTGCAGAGCGTCCTTGGCGAGGGCTTCCGCTCTGGCCTTAGCGGCGTCGGACTCTTTGCGCTTGGCTTCATATTCACGTTGGGCGGCGGTGGCGATTTCTTTCTGCTGGGTGGCAAAGGTGCGCAGGGCGCCTACAGTGACTTCCTTTCCTCCAGGCAGAGTGATCTTGATGTCATCGGTGAGGGCGGTGTCGGTCAACAGTTCGTCGAGTGTGGGCATTGTCTAGGCTCCTAAGATACTGGGCTCTGGGACGAAGGGCCGGATGGTCCGGCCGGTCCCTGTTGGGCAAGCGAGAAGCCTACCGGCGGGCGGACGGCGCTTGCGACTTGGGCAGCGTTTTGGATTTCTTTCAGGGCGCGGTCGAGCGGGGCAAGGGCTTTTGAGAGATGCCCGGCCGCGTTAGGCATGGACTGGAAAGTTTGAATGAACATCACTCCGACTGCATCGCGAATCTTCTGTACCTGCTTCATCAACAAGCCAGGGTCGGCACCATGGAGTTCGGCGGATTGCTGGGAGAGTTGCGCCCCCACACCGGAGCTATTCCCACCCCCTCCATTCGAACCGGGAGCCATGGGCGCACCTGGCTCGCCGCCGCCCTGCATTTGCGCGAGGCGGCTCTGAATGGCGGTGACTAGCGGGTTGGGGGCGGTTGCCAAGGGAGTTTACTTCCGTCCTTTTCGGCCGCCGCGTTCCATGCCGGAGTAGCCGACAGGATTGCCGGGCTCGGCGTTGTCGGGAACGGTCTTGTTGAAGCCGGGGCGCGGGTCGCCCGAAGGTTCGGTGGTGGAAAGAGGGGTAGTCAAGGCCGGGAATGCGCCGGTTTCAGGATTCTTTTCAGGCCAACCGCTTTTGCGGGACTTTGCCATTTCAGGTCTCCTATCGTTTGTTGCGTCGCGGGGTGAAACCGAGTGAGTCTTCCGGTTCGGATAACCCGGTTACTGCGTCGAAGGTGCCATGCTGGATGGGCGTCATGGGTTCCATCATGGGAGAGGCGAAACGGCGTGGAGGCGGTCCCTCTTGATGCGTGATACGCAGGTCGCGCCAGTTGTCTTGGTCGCGCGATTCAGGCGTCTTTGCGTCTTTAGACCGTCGTGCCATTGCTTCCTCCCCGCTAAAGTAGGGGAGCCAGTTCGCGCCAGCTCCCCCTCCAGGCTCGGTTATTTGTCAATCGCGAGCGGTCCCGGAACTACTTCCGGTGACCCTTGCGACTGTGTTTGCGATGTCGTCCACGCGCCATAATCGGGCTCTCCTTTCTCGGTGGGTACCCAGGATAGATTCTCTGGGGAGAGCCCCACCGGGTAAAATCGGGTGGTTATTAACGCATTCCTTTGCGATGACTTTTGCGGGACTTCTTGCGCCCGCCGCCTCGCTTGCTTTTGCGACCGGCAAACATCGGGGAATCCATTCCCTCGTCGTTCATTGGTTCCTTGTCGCGCTTATGCCGCATAGGTAGCCTTTCGAGCGTCGCCGAACTGTTCGAGCATGGAGTCGGCGGAGCTACACAGATAAACCATGAAGCCGTCCTCGGTGTGGTAGCGAGGATCGTCACGGACGGACTTGTGAACCCAGAAGGGTTCGGTAGGAGTGCCGGAGACGGCGAGTTGAGCAAGCCACCACTCACCGTGAGACTCCATGCGCATCAGTTCGTAGCGTGTAGCGATCACAGGGGGACTGTGAGGTTAGAAGGGGAGGGATGTCAATATGTCAGGACGGAATAGTGTCGGAGTGTCCGGTGTTTCCGCTACGTTCGCCAATCCACCAGCGTTCCTGGGGGTCTTTATAGACGCGATAGCCCCAGCGGACGAGAGTGCCATCGGCGCACCAGCGGCGGACACAGCGGGTTGTACGACGCCATTTTTGCGAGAAGTCGTAGAGATTATACCAATGGGTAGCAGGATCGGCTTCCCAAGGGAGTTGGATCGATTGAGTGTTCATCGGGGGCGCTTCACTTTCGAAAGGGCGCTAAGCTCTAGGTTCTGTTGGACTTCCTGCGCGATCTCGTCAGCCTCGGGAACGTCCATCCATTCGAGGGCGTATTTAATGGGGAGTCCTACTTTCAAGAGTTCGACTGCGAGTGAGCGGAGGGCTGACATCGATACTGGTTTGAGCGATCCTGGGTCGAGGATCACGGTATAGGCGTCAAGGTCTTCATCCATGGCTTCCCATTTGGACCACTTGACATCGCCGCCATCGATGCCCGCGAAGGCGGCGCCATCTTTGTAGAAGCGGCACATGGTGTAGAAGACCATTTCGGCGGTCGCCTGAGTGGGTTCGGACATTAATCGGGAACGCAAGCGGGTAAGGAACTGAGCCTGGTAAATTGTTGAGTCGTATAGGTCGGCCGACTGGTTGCCGGGAGAAGTGTTGCCGGAACGCGCTGCGCTGTGGCCCTGGAGTCTGCGCTGGAGGTCGAGTAGGGAGCTTGGGAATTGGATCATTTGAGAGGGCATGGGAGCGGGCCAGCGGACTTCGGGGATGCGGGAGTTCGCATGGATCACCGTGATTTCCGCCGGGAGGCCGCCGAAGGAGTCCGCGTCGAGTCCGGTCGATTCGTCGATGAACCAGATACCGTTGTTTAGGCGCACGGCGTTTTCGAAAGTTTGCGTATACATCCGCTCGGCGATCTGTTGCAAAGTGCGCGTGTAGCGGATCGGCGGGATGCCCCAGAACCAGCCAAGCGAAGGCATGGCCCGGTAGGGGATGATCGGGAATAAGCCCAGGGGGAAGGGATTCGGGCCATCCGATAGTATAATCCCTTCGCAGTCAACGATCCAGCGGCCGTTTGGATACATGCGTTTGTAACCGGGGATGGCAACCAAAGGGTCCAGGGCTTCACGCATTCGCTCGCGTTCATCCTTGGGGATTTCCTCAACCGTGTAGTCGCGAATGAAAGTATGCCGGACACCCACGATTGAATCGGCTGCGATCAGTTTGGAAACCATGCCGGGACCGATCGACATCGGGCCGGGAGGCATTTGGAGGCCGTTACCAAGGGTGCCTGCCGCACCTGCAAGTCCCGGAGCGGGGCCACGGCGGGGGATGACTTTATAGCCGGTGTCGGGCCACCGAGAGCGAACCTCGTCGATATACATGCGGTCGTCGAATTGAACGTAAGCCCAACGCTTCCAGTCTTTTGTGCCGGGGTCGGGGTGGACGGTATCAGGGTCGCGGGATTCAATGTAGACTTCCCCTTTGCCAAGGCGGGCGTGGGGGTCGAAACCTACTTGGATGAAGCCGGTACCGCCAAACAGCGCCCAGATTTCCGCTTCGAGGATGCGGTTGTTGTAGAAGGAGGAGCGCCAGTTTTCCTGATAGGCTTTCTCGCGATCCTTCTCGCGATCGGTCTTGTGAGTAATATAGATTTTGGGGATGGAGTCGGATAAATCGGTCGCCTCGTTAAGCATTAAGACTTGAAGTTCAGGGATCACGATGCGCGGGCGGAAGGTAGGGGCGCTATAGGTCGCCGGGTCGATGTTGTAGAAAGAGCGCACTTCGTCAAACCACCCGGCACCGAGGCGGCGATCGCGTTCTTGATCGGCGGCGTCTTGGAGAGCGTCAAGTTGGGCGATTAGCCGAAGGTCGGGGTCTTGTTGGGCCTCGCGGCGGGCAACGGAGGCGGCTGAATAACGGATTCGTCGGCTCACTGGATGACCTCGTTGTCGTCGGGCTCGACAGGGATGGGTTCGTTGAGAAACTTCGCCAGGGCTTCGATGGGGTGCAAGGATTCGCTGCCCTGTTCGGTACGCAAGAAGTCCTCGATGGCCATCGACAGTTTGAAGAAGTCGGTCATGGAGGCCGCCTCGGGCACCAGCACGCCAAAGTTGAGCATGAGTTTTTCTTGCAGGGCGGACCAAGCTCCAGCGCGGGATTCCTTGCGTAGACGCACGAATTCCTCACCGATCATCCGCTGGATGTCTTTAGCGGTTAAGCGGTCGGAGTCGGTGGGGCTATCGGGCGAGTTTGGCGTCTCAGGTTGCGTTGTTGCTCCTTGGCCGCGAGTTCTTCATCGGTCGGGATGTGGGAACGCGACGGCTCGGCTAGGCCGAGTTGGCGGGCGCGTTCCTCGAAGGGAATGGTCCAGGCGGATTGAACCGGCTCAACCCAAATCGGTTCCGCATAGCGGCTTGCCACTCTAAAAATGATTTCACCCGTGGCTGAATCGAAATCTCTCACGAGCAGTTGCCGCGTGTCAATCTCTATCGCGTCTTCCTTGACACGCACCTCGCCGCCATTTTGCTTGGCGATCGCTAACAGGATGCGGCATAGGTAAGCGTCAAGGGGCTGATCTGGGCGTCGTTCGTGGGCAGGCATTGACTTCCTCCATTATATTCCATCTAACGATTCGGGCTTGCCAGCACGCTTCATCTGGCGTTCGAGTTGACGAAGGTGGTCACCAAGCGAGATGGGGAGTTCGTTTTTGACCAGCATCGGCAGGCCATTCGTCCTGTCGGCCTGTTCGGGGTCGGGCCTACGGCTACGGCGGCCGACTCTGGGTGGCGGGTATTGAACGAAAGTAATCACGGATAACATACAGGAAAATAGGATGTCGTCGTGTCCGCGTTCGACTTCCCAACTCATGCCTTCGGTGAGGGTAGCTAAGTCCATCTGCTCGATGATGGCCTCGTCGGGGACTTCGATGCCGTCGGCCTCGTCGCCACGAATGCCTGCTCGCAGGCAGGTGCGGAAGGTATCGAACAGGAGGCGGCGGGAGTTCGGAGTGGTTTCCCAACCTCCGGCGCGGGGACCATTGCTGCTGTTGGGGGAAGGCAGGCGATCGTCTTTGCCTTTCCAACCGTAGAGATTCCAGTAGCGGTAGTCGTCCCTGAGGATGCGCTGGATCACGCGACCGAGGTGGCCGGTGAGTTCGATGTTTATTTTGGCTTGGTGGTAAAATGTCCCGGCGAGCCACAGTTGGCGCGCCAGGTGCTCTGGGTGAACTCGCTCGGCGTAGCGGGCTACTAGATGGCCGGTTGTGCCGTCGAGTACGCAGTAGGCGGCAAAGTCACCATCTTCGATGCCGGTTGCAGCGTCGGCACCGATGTAGTAGTGGTGGCCCGGCTGAGGGAGTTCCCAGATGAGCAGGCTCCCTTGGCGGGCTTTAACCATCCCCGGCTTGCCATCGACTAAGTCGATGTGGCCGACGATGTGCGGGGGCTCGATGGTCGAGCGGACGTAGGCTATTTCTTCCTCGGTGAAGGCTGGGTCGCCGCTCGATACGAAGGCGACCTCGGGGGTGTGAGGATATTCCTGCATCATCTTAGGCAAGAGGCCCTGACACTGAGATTCGAGGGTGTGACGAAACCAAGCAACTTGGGACTTGGTGGCGCGGAAGGGTCGGCCCATGAGAGTCTTCTCGATGTCGTTCATGGGGGCGTCAACCGCTTCGGCGGGGTCGCGGATACAAGCTGGGTCGTCCAGCCAAGAGAGGAAGATGGGGATGTAGCCGGTCTTACCCTTAACGCTGTTGGTCCAGAACTCATAAAACGCGCGACCCACGCCTACCCGGCCAAAGGCCGTCGATTCGACGAAAACCATCGAGCCGGGGCCATTTTGCACCGCAGGAAGCAGGCTGAGAAAGCTGTCTTCGCCGGTAAACTGGGCGGCCTCGGAGAGGTGCAGGGCCGAGAGAGTCAAGCCGCGCCCACCGCTCACGGCTCCCGCGGTTGCGATGTCCATGACACTATGGCCTTGCGGGTGGTGGAAGATAATTTTTCGGGTCATAACTTCACCGACTGGGAAGGGGAGGGCGCGAGCCAAGTCGCGGGGAACACGAAAAAGGCCCTCTGCGGTGTCCGCGCGGTGGGCGACGATTTTCGCATGGGCTTGCGCGCGGCTGAGACAGTGAGGGACTAATAGACCGTCGCTGGCTGAGCTGATGCCCACGCGGCGGGCTTTGAGTACGATCGCACGGACCATGCCGATCGAGGCATATTGACGTTTGAGACGGCCCATGAATATCTGCTGGTTCGCGTTGAAGACAAAAGGGACGATCAAGCCCGAGTCGCGGTCTTTTACCGGGAGTTTGGCGAGGAGTTGTTCGGCCCGCGCGAGGTTCATAAGGTAAGCAACCCGCGTAGGATATCGATGTCCTCGGAGTCGAGAGATGCCAGTCCATGGAGGTAGCAGAGAGTGGTATGGATTCGCGCATTGTCACGGCGCATCTGGCCGACAAGTAAGCTGAAGCGAGTACTGGACCGGTCGTTCCATTGGCCTCGTCCGATCGCCATCAAGACCTTAGAGGGAAGGTTATCGACTTCGACGGGGGTGAGTTCACGAGTCAAGAAGCAACCTTGGACTTCTTTACGTCTTCTACTGAGGCGGCTACTTTGCCGGCAATCAAATCTTTGAGCGTCTGTTGGAGCCGCGTGTCGTTGATGTAGACCATGTGGCACGATTGCGTGTCGATAACGACGGACTTAAACAGGCCGGTCAGGGGATCGAGGTAATCATGCTTCCATACCCAACCGGAGCCTTGACCGGAGGGAGCGCGCTCGGGGACCGCTTTGTGGCAGACGAAACAGCGATAGGTGGAGGGGTCGTTTACGTCGGGCCGTTGGCCGGTGATGCGGGAGCCTAACTCGAAGTCGCGCTTTAGGAGGGCGAGGCGTGTACGGCAGGCGTCGATCGGGGCGCTCATCCAGATGCCCTCAGTCCAGGGGACGTAGGGGGAGAAGTGGACGGGGGAGGTCGGGAGGACGCTAGGGGCGCTGGCTTTATCGGTCTTGCGGTCGGCGGCCTTTTTACTGCGGGCGTCGCGGGCGCGGGCCAGCCGGTCGCGAAGGACCTGCTTTTGTTCCTCGGTCAGTGGGGCGCGGGGCATTAGGATTTCCTTTTTGCGTTCAGGTCGTAGTTGCGGTGGAACATTAACGTTGATTCCTTCCCAGGTCGAAGTGGATGCGATCGCGCTCGGTGGGCCGGAGCGATTTCTTTTGGCTGATCTCCCGGTGCAGGGCGGCTTGGGCCTTCCCGCGAGGGTTGGTGATTACGAAGGGGAGTTTGCAGGTTCGGCAAAAGAAGGTATATGCCGTGTTGCCCGCGTCCGACTCGCTCACGCAGATTGGGTCTGAGCGGGGGCAGTCCCCTTTGACGAAGGCCGGGCATTTCGGGATTTCCATCAGCGGCCTCCTAAGGGGGCGTGTCGGGAAGGTTTCTCAGTCCAGACTGGGTACGCAAGAGGAAATTTCGGTATTTCCATACCCGAGCGTATACGCGGGTGAGTGGGGGGTTGTCAAGGAATTTCGTAAGGTGGATGCCTTAGACGACCTGGGTGGAGTATCCCGTCATGCGGTGGACAAGCCCTTAGATACCGTCCAGGCCACGCCAGGAGGACTTTGAAGGGACTTTGAGGGAGGGGTCGGCGGGTGTATCCAAGCGAGCTTGCGACGCATCTAATTGGTCGAGCACGCGCCGCATGATGATATGACGGATTCTCCATCTGGCGCGGTTGCCGCTTTTGACGTGGCGGATGATCCAGGTGGCGTTGCCGATCAAGGAGCCCATTTTGGCGGCCGACGGGAGCTTGCCGGTGTGGGCGATATAGCGGTTGACTAAACGGGTTAGCTCGATTTCAGCTTGGGGGCGGTCTCGCTTGGGAAGGGAGCCGAAGCGGACGCCGGTCTTATTTCTGCAACGCTTGAGGGAAGGGAAGCCCTTTTGTTTGCGGCCCTCGCGGACCTGGGCGTCATGTTCGATGGCGCGGTTGATGGCGGCCTCGTGGGTGGTCGCATTCAGGGAATCCCAATTGTAACGGGGGTGCTTGGGGTGTTTGAAGATTGTCAGGGGCTTCGGTTTATGACTGGTCATTGCGTTGTAACCGCGCTTATGATATACCACGTCGCTTAGAAGGGTGTCAAGAGGGACGGGTAGGGCGGAGGGGTGGGGCGGGCGCACCTGGCGGCAGGGACATGCAACTTTGCAGGTGGGTAGAGTGTAAACAGGGTAGGGATGGTGTCCAGGAGGATAGGGACGCCATTGCCCGCGCAAGGGTGGACTCGGCAATAGCCGGGGACGCACCCGAAGGTAGGGATGGTAACCAAGGGAGGATGTCAATGACAGGATTGCCGATCGATTATAACGACCCAGCAGTTCGGGATGCCTTTAAACGCCTCGGCCGCGCGGGGGGCCAGAGCCGCAGCGAAGCCAAACGCAAAGCCGCGCAGGAGAACCAGAAAAAGGCGGTCGCCTCGCGGATGGCCAAACGGCGAGGGATCGTCGATGACCAACGGTAAAGGGGCGACTCGCGGCGATTATAACGCCCTCCTTGATGACCGGCCGCGAAAGTTCGGCCCCGACGAGGTGGACTACTCTCCACAGTCGGACGACACCTACGTGTGCTGCTCTTGCGTGCACTGGTTTATCAACCCAGCCCGGGACGCCAAGGTCTGCGAGATAGTCAGGCTGCCGACCGAGGCCGACATCCCAGCCCAGGCAAGGTGCAAGTTCTGGACTCCCGATGGGAGTTGGCTTCCACTCGCTTGATGAACTGTGACTGGAGAACAGTCGGTCATCCTTGCCGTTGCCCTGACGCCATTACCTTCAACAAATGCCGCAACGATCTGAATTTGGCGGGCACTATTCAGACGGTTCATACTGGACATTATGCTTGAGGGTGGCGCCGTTGGGTAGTGGTACAGTTTGAATTTCAGTCCTCACTTGTGTCATAATGCCCTAGATGCGTAAACGTTCGAGCATGGGTGATGCGGTCGCGCTTGGAAAACTGGGCGGAATGAAGGGCGGGAAAGCACGCGCTTCTAAATTGTCGTCAGAGTAGAGGAGAGAAATAGCCCAACGTGCCGCGCAAGCACACTGGGCTAAGGTTGAAGGTTAAAGTCTATAAAACGGTGTTGTTGTTCCACCATGCCCCAAATCACTTATCCCCGCGAAGGCTGGGTGATTTGGGGCTTCTGATTGTCGCCCCCTGCATGGTGGGTACGATGCACGGAGCTAGTTGGTATTATTTTCAGTTGCATCACACATTCCTTTCGAACGCACGTTCCGCTGGCGAGCTGGAGCGAGTGGATTCGATGGCGCCGCGCGAGGTGTAGCAGCGAATCAGGCCGAGGAGTTTTTGGGTGTCGCCCTGGCTGAAGCGCGCTTGGGTAGTATCCCATTCCCCTATTATTTGCATACGCTCAGCCCCACGGAACTCACCCTTCATGTCGATGGCGAGGGTGGGTCGTCGATACGTGTCCTGGGGCCCCCTCGCGCGTGCGCGTGCGCGCGCGTGATACGCAGAAAGGGTGAGCGAGACGTTGTCAACGTGGATGAGTGGGGTGGTGTGGCAAATCGGACACAGTACTAGAACGGGAAAATGTTTTCCGTTAAGTGGAAAACGCTTGCCTCGCAACGGAAATGTTTTGCCGATCGCGGCGGCGGCACATGACATATATAAATAAGTTAGCATGCCAAACGCGCTTGGCATACGACCTGCTGGCCAGTCTGCCGCATGGCATTTTCGCTCGGCACGATAAACGGAAAATAGGCGAATCACCGAAATCCGGTGTTGGAACTGGTAAAAATGCCTCGGCAAGGCAGGGCAGCCGCGATTGGCACGCGGAATAAGCGCTGCTGGACGCAACCGCAAACGTAACGGCGAGAGTCAGTTAGCACGTCGATAAGGCATCGCGGAACGGAGGATGTTAATCCCCTACGCGAATCGTGGAGCAATCGACGCGCTGGCAAGCCGTAGAGCCAGTGAGGCAGCGTGCGGAACGTCATAAGCGGTAACAAATACTCCCTAACAGTAACATTTCGTTACATGGGGAACTCAAGGGACAGCGAAGTTAGTCAGCGCTAAGGGGGGCACCATATGAGCCGGATGAGCGAGAACGTGTACGATAATGGCAGGCTGATCGCGGGATTTGACTACGACAATCAAGCCTGGGTTATCGACGGACGGTATGTGTCTTGTGGACACCCGGACGGTATGGAATGCGGGTGCTACGGACGGGAACATGCTGGCGAGGAAACGAAACGGTGTGAATCGTAGGGTGTTGAGTGTGTCGCGTTCTTAGGGGAGTATTGGCAGCGCGCTGCGTCGGGGAGCTTTAACAGGCTACCGAACGGAGCGCATTGCTCTGGGTGTGTGACCACCATATAAGAGTCTTCGATTGGAACCGACGAAAAGCGGTTTCCCGCGTGGACGGCGCGTTATCCGTCCTATCCTACTCGAATGGATAAACAGCATGGAAATCAAACAGGCAGCACAGGTTAGCAATGATGAGGTAGCCGCGCTCAAGGCGAGGATTGCGGACTTGGAACGGCAGGCCACGCAGCGGGCGGCCATGAAACTGTCGTTCGCCGTGAGCAAACAAGGGGGAGTGAGTGTGTATGGACTACAACGGTTCCCTGTCATGTTCTACAAAGAACAGTGGACTAGGTTGGGGGAGGCCATGCCTGCGGTGCTTGACTTCGTCAAGGCGCATGATTCGGAGTTGAAAGTCAAGGCGACGGTCGCCACGGTCGCCAAGGTTGCGAGCGTTTAGGGCGATTGCGGACAGGGGCGGTCTGGTAAGCAGGCCGCTCTTGTACGGAGGTGCTCTAATGGCTAAGAATTTGTGCGCTAAGACGCGCTCCAAAGATAATCCCTACGAAATCTGGAAAGCAGGCGATTGGACGTGGAACGTGCTCAAAAAGTGGCAGGCGGACGATAACAAGCCATACGCACGCTGGTATTGCTTTGTCACGTCGCCATTCGTTCCAACCGGCGAATATGGTGACGTGTATGTGTCTGAAATAAAAGAACATGCGGTACAGGTTGCGGTCGATGTAGAGCCCCATTTGGCCTAGGCCAATCGCAGAGCACAGCGGGTAAGCAATCCCGCTGTAATGCGGCAGCGCGGTTGCAAGCCCGCGCGAAGTAGCCAATTTCGCGTTGGCAGGCGATTTAAGCGATTTTGCCTGGGCGGATGCGGTTTGGCATCGATTGCCGCGTTTGCGTGCGCCAGGGCGGTCGCCAAGGCCAGCGCGGGCAGGTTTGACGCGCAAGCGAGCCGGGCCGGGGCAATAAAAATCCAGTTTGGGAGAGCGCATCATGTGGGCATGGATTGCATGGATGCTAGCCGTCCTGTCCGGTCTGAGTGTGACGGTTATCGCGGTCGTGGACGCTTGGAACATCAGCGGGAGGGTATCGGAGGTGATTCGTGCGTGGAAGCGATGAACGGCCTTTGAGTGTGTTAGGCCAGGGATTGCGGGTAGCCGCCGGGGCATTGCTGCTGGGAGCGTTTCTGTATGAGGTATGGATTGTGATGTACGTGTTTGCGAGGTAGGCAGAGCCTCCAAGGGAGCACACCATGAAAGTTACTATTGCAGGCCGGGAATACGACGTTCGCACCGCGCAAATGGTGAACGGCGTATTCAGTCAGGAGTTACCGCGATTCTGGCCCGAATGTCAAGGGTTTGAGGATGGTTGGTATGCGGCAATCAAGGACGGCGATACGGACTATGGATGGGGATGGGTTCGGGGCAGCAGCGAGCAAGAGGCCATCGCCAATCTCGTTAAAGAGATAACCGAACGCGATGGATGAGGGAATGGAGGGTTCTACTTAGGTAGTGGGTGGTGGCCATAGGACATTGCAAGGGACAGAGAATAAACCACGCGACATAACGTCGAACCCCGCATAGTAGCTCAGCTAGCGGGGATGTGGATGAGTACTCTGTCCCTTGGAGCGTCTTGCTCCTATCTCTACTCGAAAGGAAATATCATGGACCCTTTGACTACGGTAACAGACATAACGAATGCAATGCAGCCTGCAACCACACCGGCCGTCAGCGCCGATCCGCGCGACATTCTCGAAGAACTGGCCGAGGAACTGGCGCGGGAAGTGAACGAGCCTCATGACTCGCTGGGACTCAATGATGAGTCAGACTCAGATAGCTTGAACGACGCCTCTGAGCCCGACGCACTGTAGAGCACAGCAGAGGGCATCAGTTTGGCTGGTGTCCTCTGAAGCGCTCTTAGGCGGCCGTCCTAGGCATAAGATTGCTTCAACTCTACCCTGAAAGGAGAAATGATGGATATGAATGAGTTGGTCGGTAAACTCCCGCCTGAACTGCGGTCAATCGTACGCAACGGGCCACAGTTGAAGGCTCCTGTACCGGAAATCATCAGAGCCATCCAAGTGGCAGGCCCCGGCGAGCACCAGGATCGCTTGTGGACGCTCGCCTGTAAGCAATCGATTGAGGCGTTCTGGGCGTATGTGGATTTTATCGTGGCATCGCATGGGCCGGAACTGCGCCAAGCAGTCGAGGAAGTGATTGGACACTCGATTGCTCCCGCCACAAAAGCGGTAAACTGACATGGACGCGCGAGAGGTAGGGATAGCGTCTCCCTGTCAAACTGTTACGCTCACTCTCATTGATTCCCAGCGTGGTCTGTGCATACGCAAGCATCACATGATCGGCGTAGGGGTTGCGGCGGTGTTTATTGGGGTGGTGTTCATCGGCAAGGAATTCGGGGTTGGGATGATCTTGTCCACAACGTTCACCAAGTTGATTGAAGTACTCGCGGATAAGGGAGTAGTTGAGGCGTAAACGAGTGTCAACTAGGGGGGGGGGTTCACCCTTCCCCTTCTCATTAAGGAGCGCAGTCATGCGAATAGAGTGGATATTCCTTGTTCCCGCCATCCAGTTTGTGGTTGCCGGCTGTTACGCCCTATACCAATGGGCGCAGGGGAAAGACTAACATGCCACGGACCATCCAGCCACGGATTACCCTCACACAAGATGAACTAGCCGACGCGCTCAGGGAAGCCGCTCAAGCGCACCATCGCTACGAAGCTACCCTGGGAGGGCCGGACAAGGAATGGGCTGAGTGGTACGCCTATTGGATCGTTAAGCAGCGAACGGTTGAAGATCAAGGGGCGGCCTGTGACTGAGATTGTGGGGGGATTCATTTGCGTTTTCATTGTTTGGCTGTTGATATTCGAGGGGAGGAAATAGAGTTATGCCCATCGGCAAGCGTAAGAAGGTCAAGCAAGTTTTAGCGCACATGCAGGCATACGAACTTGGTTTTAAGGCAGGGCAGGCTGAAGGGCGAACGCAAGCGACTGAGGAATTTAGGAAAGCGCAAGCTATGAAGTTACAAGACGCGCGCCTTGACGCGCTCAAAGCGCTAGCTCAAGCAATTAATTCAGCGGCATCCATGCTGGATAACATGCACGGAATATGAGAGGCCCTATGACGAAGAAGGACTTTATCGCCCTCGCCAGTGCGATTATCGAGAACAATCGATTCGAGGGTGCCGGTACTATGCGGGGAATATTTAATGAGGAACAATTGGGCACTCTTGCGGACTTCTGCGCCTCACGTAACCCGCAGTTTAAGCGAGAACGCTGGCTTGGTTATATTCGCGGTGAAAACGGGCCGCATGGCGGCCAGCCGCGCGATAATTGTTGACAGAGGTATTTTGTAGTGCTACATCCTAGGCTCGCTTGGGAAGATTAACCCAAACGAACTTGGCAACGAACCCTCTAGAGTAGGGGGAGCGTCTAGCTAGAACGCAGATCGGCCAGCATTGCTCAAGAAGCAGCGACCACTAAATCTAGCTCTGAGGGGGCGCGGTAGCTGGGAGCGTCCCCCAAAGTTTAGCGGTTCAAAGTTCCACAGCGGCCTAAGGGGCCGGCCAGAAGATCGCGGATAAACTAACGAGTTTCGGCAGGGGTACCCTTGTCGATTGCAGTAACATTCCATGGAAGGAAAGGAAGGTAAGTTATGAATAATGTTTGGGATAGCAACGCTTTGGAAGTCGAAGTCAAGGTAAACGGGGAAATAGTAGGCCATGCCGACGGAAGCGAGAAGCTCGCCGATGTCGCCAAGTACTACAGCACCTCACATGGCCTGAAAACGTTTAATGTGCTGGTCAACGGGTCGAAGGCCGATACCTCGCAGGGAGGCAAGACCCTCAGCGATCTTGGAGCCACCTTGGTTGAGTTGGTGGCTAAGGACGCGCGAGGCTAACCGCCCTTGGAAGGTCTCACGCACTAGGGGATTGGCGACAGTCCCCTAGTCGAGGGGTCTACTAAGACTGTGGGCGACTCAAAGGGCGCATGATAACCCTCAAACGGAAGGGAGTAAGGTAATGCAAGAGATACGAGTGGAGATCACCCCAGAAGACAATGGGAATAGTTTATCGCTCCTTGCCACCATCGGAGATCGAGACGTAAGCGATCATGTGCTCAGGCAGCCCATGGTGGCGTTCAGGAGTTATTTGCCTCCTGAATTGCGGAACTATACGCGGCCCGCTCAGCAACGGGGGACAACGTTACAGACGTATCTAAGTGGGAGCTCTTACGGGTTTACCCACAGGGGGAATCCCCTCCCCCCATCCGCTCTGGCCGACGCCATTCGTTGCTATCTCACGGAGATCGCGCCAACTTTGAACGGCGAATCGACTGTGAGCGAGATTATGGGAGACATGGACATCGCGGAGAACCTAGCCGCTTCCCAACCGTCCTTCTTGTCGATAGGAGGTAAATTATTCCGGTTGAACGCAATCGCGGAGTCAGGCGCGCCGGTGAAGCTGCTTAACCGGATGCGCAAATCAGCCGCACAGGCAATCGCCATGCAACGGATCGCATTGCTCGCTGCGGCACAGCGTGAAGCGGTCATTATTCGTCAACAGGCTGAAGTGGAAATGGCTGCGGTCCAAAGGCAGCGAATTGAGTTCGCTCAAGCGCGCGGGAGGGAGTTAGCTATCCCGTCATGGGTGGGTAACATTCCTGTTAAGCGCGTTCATGACGGGTTGATTGCCGTCCAAGGGGTTATTAACTTTTGCCCTCTTAAGTTTACTTGGCCGGATTGGAGCATACCTAACCTAGGCGAGGATAACGAGGAAATCGCACCTCCCCGAAAGGTTAACCTTGAGTGGCCTGCGATTCCGGCTGGCATGGTAAAGGTGCCGTTCTGGATAGCGTTCAATCCGGTTGATGGGTCGTTCCAATTAGAGAATGCCCGTTTGGATCAATATGGGTTGAAGCTGCCTCATGCGGATTACTCAGGGTTCTGCTGCCAGCCACAAGGGTTGCCGGAGAGACTAGCCAGTCTAGATGATTTGGTACGCATTGAAGTCATGATTAATCGAGCGTTCAAGGAAGTGAATCTGTCGAGTTTACTGGTTAGGGAATATAATTTGTCCCCGGCAGTACGCGCGTTTGTGCCCCCACAAGTAGGGGAGTTTATGACTGAGTGGGACCGTAAAGGGGATTACTTCGACCCCACTAGCTACCATCCCATGATCGTTGAACGGGAGGCACCGGGAGTAATTTGGACTCAAGAGGGCACTACGCGGAGACGGTAGGGACGGTAGCCTCGGTAACCATGACTACCATGACTACCATATATACTATAGTATACTATACTATATCCTACTATAGTATGGGATGGTAGTAACGCTAATCCAGGAGAGTCAGATGACTTATGAGTGGACGAGTGAGGCTGCTACCCTAGACGCTGACGAGGTAGTAGAGGCCATGCGCCAGAATCACCGCAAGGGGCTACCGTGGACCGATCCAAGAACAGGTCTGACGTTGTTACCTCCCAAGGGTAGAAAACGTAAAGTGGGGAAGGCCAAGAAGGCCGGGAAGCGAGGACGCAAATGAGTGAGAATATCTATCTACGTCAAGAATCCCTTGGCATCCAAAGGGATCAGAAGATCGTAGTGGTAGGATGTGGGGGAATTGGAGCATGGTGTGGGTACTTCCTCGGGCTGGCAGGGGTGCGAGAGCTGGCTCTATTCGATGGGGATGAGATCAGCGAGCATAACCTGAATCGCCTGCCATTCACCCCGGAGGACATCGGTAAGCCTAAGTCCTTAGCCCTGGCGGCTTTGATTCGCAAAGCCAGGCCGGAGACAGCCATTCGAGCCTATGGACACTTCGATTTTGAGGTTCCCAGCCATTGTGAGGCGGTTTCAAGCGCGAATAGGGTAGTTTGCTCAACCGATTCGCTCCGATCGCGCAGAGAGGTCTACAAGGCCGTTAAAGGGCATCCTGCAGGGCATCTTAGGCAGCCAGAGGTGGATGCCATCCGCGCTGGCCGTTATATTGAACTAGGCGCGGATGGTTTAGGGATGTCTATTTCGGGAACCCCGGCGGAATGGGCGAGCGAGCTGGAAGGCCAACCCGGCTACACAAGCGTCCCTCAATTCGTAGGTCCATGCGCCATGGCTGCTTCCATGGCTTGCTACTACATCCTGCTAGATCAGCCGATCCGCGACACTTTTCGAGTAGATTGGAAGGACGGTCTACAGGTTAGGCAGTATCAGGAGGTCTGACATGTTTTGGAGTATTGTAGGAGCCATCCTAGCGGCTCTGATTATCTGGAACGTGTTCTGGAGCGCGGTAGTGTTCCTGGCCGACTGGTTGGGATGGTAACTTATGTGGTCAATATTCAATCGAAGGGAGAATCCAGTGTCAAAGAAGATGAAGGACAAGAAAGTTCGCCATATCCTGCAAGAAGGTTGGTTGAGGGTACTCGAACAACCCGCCCCCTTGAATCATGATGTCGCGGCGGCGGCGCTGCTGCATAACGCGAGTTATGTGAGCGAAGGGAATAATGGCAACGGAGCGAGTGGTGATGGGAGGCGCTCTAATTGGGATGGCTGGAACCACCGTGACATCGACAATCGACCGGTAGTTATCGAACCCAAGCTAAACTTGGATTGGACCTGCGAAGTAGCCGATGTGAAGGGCTGTCCTATTGTCAAGGAGCCAATCGTCGAGATACCCTGCGGCATGTACCAAGCCTGGATTGAGTTGGCCAACTCATTCGACACCGAATGGATGGCTTACCTCATCGGCACAATCGATGCTATCACGGGCCGAGGCAAGGTTACCGAGATGTATTTCCCTCCTCAGTCTGCAAGTGGTGCTCATGTCGAAATGCCGGATGAAGGGTTTCGTGCTCGCCCAGAGACCATCGCAGCGGTTCACTCCCATGTCAAGATGGAAGCATTCTTCAGCAAGACGGATGAGGACCATGCGAACTGGCCGATTGAAATCGTAGTCAACGCGCGGGGGGAATCCAAAATGGTCATGCGAGTTAGATTAGAGTGTGGCCGCTATAGCCGGGTGCATGGGAAGGTTATGTTAACCGGCCTGTCCGCCAATCAAGTCTACATCGATCAACTGAAACAGGCCATGAAGCCGAACCCGTATGCCAAGGTCGAGGGCCTGTCGTTTGACGGCGTAACAATCTACGAATAGGAGAACTCTCTAATGCTCGAAGCTTATAACTCGGTAATTGTGTATGACTCAGGGATGGAAGGACTCGTCCACGATGAGGCTGCCTACTGCATCATGGCCCATAACCTTACCGCGTTTGACGCCCGGACGCTATCTGAACGCTTGACTAAGCAATTCGAGTTGAACGCTCATGTGGTGAAACATCGAAATTTTCATGATGGGGCGCAGCCGCAGGACTGTGAACTATGCCAACTGCTGTTTGAGGAAGTGATTGAGGTGGCGAGTAAGTGGGCTAAGGGGCGGGAGCGCAACAATGCCTAACGCCATCGAGCGGTTGATTCAGAAGTGGCGCAATGACCCACCGTTCGTCGCAACCACCGGATCATCCAGGGGCACCACGCTTAATGCTTATGAACAAGGGCGCGTCAATCGACTGGTAAAGTGCGCCGACGAACTGGACACTCTGCGCCCGGTGGTGGAGGCGATGGCTGAGGCGCTTCGCGCGATGCAGACGGCAGCCGACGAAATTGCGATAGAATTTATTCAGCACAAGAGAGCTACTAATTGGGGGGTCGTAAACGATGCCTACATGAGTGCGGAACGCGCCCTGGCAGCGTGGGACGCCCTTGCCGCCGAGCCCTACAATAAGGTGAACCATGAATAAGCGATACAAATACAAGGGCGACGCGCTTGGTCGCCTTATTGAGGAATGCGGAGAAGTTCTCGTTGCTGCCGGGAAAACGGTGAGATATGGATGGAACTCGTGGAATCCCAATCTTCCCGTCGCGCAGAGAGAAACAAATGAAGAATGGCTCAAACGCGAAATAAAGGACGTTGAATTTGCAATTGCGCTGCTACGCAAATCGCGTGACTGGGAACTACCAGCCATAACTGCTGCCGAGCGCAGAAAGGAGCTACATGAATAAAGTCTGAGGAACTGAGCGACCCGCACAGTTGCATGAACCGTGCGAAAGATGACGAAATGATGTTCGTCCTACTGGGACGCGACCCTGCGGCCCCCGCCGCGATTCGGGCATGGGCTGTAGAACGCATTCGCCTTGACAAAAACTACGAAAGTAACTTGCAAATATCCGAAGCTCTGAATTGCGCCTACAGGATGGAGCGTGAGCGCAAACAGGAGCCGAGCAAGCCGTAATGGAGGATCAAAAAATGTCAACTTATACGGTGAGTCGCAAGACGTGGTATCGAGGAAAGACTGATGAAGACAGCAGCTTGCTGCGGCCTGATGGTCAACGCTGCTGTATCGGGTTTGTAGCAGAACAGTGTGGAGTGTCGGATGCGGGCGCAATGAATACGCTAACGGCCAGAGAATTACCTTCTCGTTCGTTAGAGAAAATGCCGGAATGGATGTGGGTAAACAAGTTGTCCCCCGGCTCTGACATTGACAAATGCTATGCCCTTAACGACTCTGCTGTGATAAAGGATTCCGAGCGCAAGCAGAGGTTGAGGGCCGCACCAAGGAGCCAAGCAAATGACCTACGGTATACAAATGGGTGATGAGCCACAACTAAAAGTGGGAAAGCGTGGGGGCAATCGTATCAAGCCAGCGATGAAGGAAAGAAAGCGCTTCTCCGATGGCGTCGAGTGCTGCACGTTTGAATGGTCAATACCATCTAAATTTAGGCCCGTAACTCACGTGTGTGCGCTTGAGTTAAATCACAGGAATTGTCATGTGTGCCGGTGCGGCATTAGCCGCCTGAAAAGGAAGGTCAATGATGGACGACGATAACGGATTGCTGAGCGGGAAAGCTATCAAGGAGTGTATATTAAATATTGGAATGCCCCCCTTTTGGCAAAACCATGTGGCGGAACGAATTAACGCCATTCTCGCTCCACTGGTCGCCGCGCGAGTCCAGTTGGCGGTTAGGGCGATGCAGGAACGGTTAGTCGCAAAGGTGCGAGAGAGGGCATGGAGTGACGATCTATGTACTGACCCAGATTTGAATGATTTGGCGGAAGCATTGTCGGAGCTACCCGCACCCGCCGTGGAGCTGGAGGAGTTGGTGGGGATGGCCTACGAAGCCGGGAAGCTGGATGCCTCAAAGGTGTGGGATGAATCGACTAGGAGAGTACTGAACAATCCGGTGTCCTCAATAGAGTTGAACAGTTTTGTGGGGAATTACTGGAAACCGCAAGGCGTGCTCCGTACAGCCGCAGACCTGATCCGCGAATACGCGCAGAGCAAGGTGGCCAAGTGAGGCTGGCGCGCGTGTTTCCACGCATCACAAGGGCCGTCGTAAGACCGATCCAGACCGCTGCGAGCGCCCCAAAGACGAGACCCCAGAGCATCCAGCGGTTCCAGAAATCTACGGCATCGCTTAGTTGCTGGACGCGCAGGGCAAAAGATTGGATTTCCGACATGTTTCCATCTCCTTCCGACCGGGTAGCTCTAGCCATAATCGTCTTGTGCATGCTCGGGTTAGTTGCCATAGGAGTATCGGTTCTCAAGATACATGAGTAGACGAAGGTAGATTCGCGTGGAAGCTCGTAAATCCCATTCCGTTCAGAACTCCGGTTCTCGTCCGTGGAGCACTGGGATTGTGGGAATGGAGAAGCGGCGAAGAAATCGTGCAGAGGAGGGGAGAGAAACGATGAGTGTGTTGTCAAAACAAGAAGTCGATTACGTGCGCGCCGAAAATGTCGGCGGCAAGCGTTCAGGCGTCGTCTTCGACCTGTGCGACACCATCGTTGCACTCGACGCTCGCTGCGAGCGGTTAGAGGCTGCGCTGGGAAGAATTGGCGATGCCCTTGCCGATCCCGCGATCACCTCAGCCCCCAAGATTCCATAAACGATCGCTAAATCCAGGGTGCGACGGGCCACCCTTTGCGCTTAGCGCCGGATGGCCCTCATCGCGTCAGCTTGGGACTGATTGGCCATGCCTAAACTATATCATGCCTTGTCAAGAAGGAAGCGAGGGGATACCCGAAAGCGCGGTTGGGAATGTTCCCTACCTACCCCATTACCCCCTTACAACCAACCCAACCGTACATAGCATACCTCGCCCTGTTGTTTTTGTTTTAAAGAAGTAAAGGGGTTATAGGTTTGGAGGTAGTAGTAAGAGGTCTGGGGTCACCTTTGCTACGAGCGCTTGGGTAGGATGATTAAGTAAGCTCGCTTGGGGACCAAAGGGAATGGAAGGAGTCCGTGAGTTTCCATTGGTGTTGGAGCGGGTTCATTGGATCGCGGTCGAACTCCATAATACCCAGGGCTTCCATCTCGTCGAGGTTCCATTCGACGGTGGCTCGTATGGCCCCAGAGAACTTGGCAAGGTCGGTGAGGGCGATAGAGCCTTCAGCCGGGAGGGCCTGCATGATTTGGCTGCGGGTTTGAGGGATAGAATCGAGAGCCACGCGGCGCGCGATCAAATAGTCTGAGTAATCGACCTCATCGCGCCTAAACAGGGCGCTATGGCACCTAGCAAGCGTTGTGAGCGCCTTGGCGATGCGGGTGGGCTCCTCGGTCTGCGCGGCGCTTAAAATGTCTCTAGAGCCGTGGGAATCGCGAATTACCTGGCTGCGCAGCATGGCTACACAAGCAGCTAGGCGGTCGATACAGAGTTCCATTACATCGGTGATATGTGGTAAGGGCCGCGTCATGGGAGGGGTTCCCATAAAGAACTCATGGGTTAGCTTGAGCATGGTCGCGCGAATTTCGCTCTCGTGGCCGATCTGACGGCGTGCGGCGGCGGCGATCGCTAAGCTGTTGCTCTTAGCCCAACGCACCTGCATGAAACGCTCACCAAGTTCCCGGTGAATAGCCCAGGCACGTTCGAGAGCCGGGGTGGCTGCCGCGAATACTGTTGCTTTCCCCTTCCATTCAAGGGGCTTACCATTGCCGGTATTCTTAACGAAATGGCCGTCGAAGACCTCGCGAAGCTGGCTAGCGATCTCACGTTTGTCCTCGTCCCGCTTAGACATGATGGTGGTGAAGTCTTTGAACAGGAACATCGGGCGTTGAACCTGGAATAGCAGACTCTTTTCACCTTGGCCGGAACCGGAAAGGAATGTTTTTGGGGTTAAATCGCCAAGGATGGTCGAACCAGGCAGGGCAGACAGGCAGGTAACCAAGACACTTGTTTTGCCTGAGCCGCTCGGACCAAGGATGAACAGCCATACTGGATCGCAAGATTCATAATGGGCTACCGCCGCGCTGAGGCAGCATTCTAGGGCTTCAAGATCGGGCTTGTAGAACCAATGATTCAGGTGATCGGAAAGATCGGTCCAGCGGTCTAAACATGCCATGATAAGTCTATCCTCCTTAACAGGATAGGAGGGCGAGGGATGGTTAAGGCATCCCCCACCCTAGAAGTTACCCGCCTAAATACCTTTACACTCTAACAGGTAAACACCTGAGGGTCAATACCTAATTTGACTACTACCCATGGTGGTCAAGACAGTCGGCACACCCCCATATTTTGTATGCCAAAAACACTTGACACAATTTCAGTGTTATGCGAAAGTGAGCGCCTTCCAATGACAGACAATAAGCAGCAGTACAATTCATTTGAAGAAATGACGCAGGCAGCACGCGATGCGAGCGATTTAATACAAAAATTGCTTGCCCCCACCCCGGATCGTAAGGTGGGCTCTGCGTTCGCGGAAGTAGGCTTGACCGACGACATACAAGCTATGGTGGTATTAAGCATCCTGGAGTCGAACCATCTCCCAGCTTTCAACAAAGACATCTCTCGCGCTCTGCTTGATGCCATGTTAATTGGGATACTGCTGGGGCAACGGTCGAAGGAGGCCAAGTGATTCGCACGAAGGATGATCTGCCGGAGGACGCCATTATCTCGACCGATCGCAGCCGGATCGAAGTAGCCGAGCACTGTATGAGGAAGCGCTATTGGTCCTACGAACACGATGGCCGGGGCATCGAGAAGCCGGGGGAGTGGCTTGACCCATTGATTGGTACAGCGGTGCATAACGGGATTGAAGCGGCGCTGGGGCGCAAGCCGGTTGAGGACTGTGTGGCTATCGCCAGGGAAACCATGTTGAGCGCTCGGAGGGTTACACCGATTAATGTCTTTCGTCCAGGGCCGGACCCCGAGGTGGACTTCAACGAGGGGATGAGTTTAGCGGAGGCCCTGCTGAGGGGATGGGTCGCCGCTCGATTAGATCGTATCTTGCAGACTTATCAGGTAGTTATGATCGAGCGGGAGTTGACTTACGACTATCATTGCGAAGGCCGTACGATCAGGCAACTCACCCGCCCGGACATCGTTATGAAGCGTTTGGACGATGGCTCGGTGTTCATTATGAATTTGAAGACCACCAGCCGCGTCGATCAAAAATGGCGCGACAAGTGGCGTTACGATATGACCACGTTTTCCGAGGCTTTGGCGGTCGAGGAAGCCCTGAGGGAACCTGTCGCGGGAACGATCATGGCTGGGTTGGTGAAGGGCAGCCGCCAGGATTATCCTAAGGGCTCGGGGAACTATCACTGGGATTCACCATTGGTGCAGGCATGGAAGCGGGAAGGGGAGCCGCCCATGACCGAGGAGGAGTGGTACGCCAGGTTTGAATGGTCCTGTACCGCGCCGCACGTCATGGGCAATGGACGCAGGTGTCCTGGAGGGAAGCAACATCGCCTGAGCGGGGTACATAAGGCTATGGTGGCTGAGAGGCTGGGGGGTGTTAGTGGATGGATTAGCTATCTAGCGGTCAACGATCGGGCGTTGCTTGAGGAGCAGTTCGTGGAGCTGACCTCGATCCTTCGCTCACCTTATGAAGTTGAACGGTGGAAGCGGCAAAGGCTTCCAATTGAGGTAGCCATCCGGGAACATCGCGATCGACTCAGGGTGATCGAGCAGGACGGCCCGGAAGGCATCGACGACGCCTTGTTAGATCGCTGGTTCCCCATGACCACGAGCGAAGGAAATTGCGTTTGGCCGTCTACTTGCCCGTTTAGCGAAATCTGCTGGGGGGTTGCCGGGGATGACTTGGGTGGTCATGGGTTCGTCCCGCGCACTCCAAATCATCCGGAGACGTTCGATGACGGTAACTGAGGTAGCCCGGCGACTGGGCGTGGAATACGATTACGTACTGCGTCTGATTCGCATGGGCAGGCTCCGGGCGCGCAAACAGGGGAGAGTTTGGGTAGTCGATGAACGGAGTGTGGAGCAACGAGTTGGGAGTCTATCTAAGGAAAAGGAGAACTAAAATGACGCGATCAAAGCGTAGTAGAGTTACACCAATTGTTAGTAAGCAGAGAGTAACAGGGGCGCTCCGTAAAGTTCGTAAGTACTTCCCAAATGTCACCTCAGTCGAGGACGCCGAGAAGCCGATTCACATTGAAGTGACGCCTAGGGACGTGACTACCTCGAAGCGCAAGAAACACGCTGAGTGCGCGATGGCGGTGGCCTGTAAGCGATCTATGAGCCTTGAAGGGGTCATTATCGCCACTTCGACGGCATATTTGATTAAAGATAACAAGGCTACGCGATATAAAGTGCCTGAATCAGTGTCCAGGGAGATTGTCTCGTTTGACAGAGGGGCATCGTTTGAGCCGGGGAAGTACGATCTGAAAGCTCCCAGGGAAGGGCATAAGATAGGAACATATGGAGGGGGCACGTCGCACACCGGCACTGGAAAACATCATCCACAACATATCACAACGAACGTCCGAGCCATTCTAGGATCGGATATCGAAAGATAACTCGCAGGGTTGACGGTTAGCAAGAGGGTAAGCATGATGAAATGGAAACTAAAGGCTACGCAAATCGTTGTGGGGTGGTGGGAAGGACATGATGGGCTAAGTTTTAGCCTCCTCCCACTCGACAATAGTGGGCGAGTTTGTTGTTACTCGATTACTGAGGAGGGGTGGATACCTTATACAACGGAGATCGCTGAATGACACTTCAACCAAGGGCACGATTTGTGGCGGACTGTTTTTATGGTCAAACGGGCACGGGGAAGACCCATGCGGTAGCTGAGGCTGCCAAGCGAGTGTGGGACAAATTCGGCAAGCGTACTCGCTATGTGGGAGGGGACTCAGGGGGGTTCGACACTCTTGGTACCTTGGTCGATGAGGGCATTGTTATACCATTCGTGGTAGCCAATGATCCACACCCAATCGAGACGCTTGACAAGATCGCTCAGGGACAGTGGCCTGACGCGGAAGGGAAGATCGGCAGGGTAGCCATGGATGATATTGGACTCTATGCCTTCGAGGGCCTGACTAGTTTTGGGGATATTATGATGCGGCACCTAAGCGCCACCAAGACGCGCCTGAGTCAAGACCCCGCGTATACCTACAAGGATGGAGTAACGGAATTCAGCGGCACCAATATGAGTTACTATGGCGAAGTACAGAACCGCATCTACGACCTGGTGGTCAAGTCGAGTGTGCTGCCGGTAGAGCGGGTGATTTGGACGGCCCTAGAAGGCAGGGGCGAGGAGGAAGGGACTAAAGCGCCTACCTATGGTCCCTCAATCGTCGGCAAGAAGTCCACAGGGAAGGCAGGACAGTGGTTCGGGAATATGGTCCACCTGGAAATGTTGGTGACGGAGGTAGCCGATCCGGCGACCAAGCAACTCAATATCAATCAACGCAGGGTGATGTATTTACAACCTCATGCCGATCCACTGACTAAGATTCCCTTTCCGGCCAAGGTTAGAGTGCCGTTTGACCGGGCGGTGGATTTTAGTAAGGCGCTTGACGGGAAGCCTTATATGGACCCGCCCAGCGCGGCAAGGTTGTATGACTTACTCGATAGCTTTCGCAAGACCACACAACAAAAGGAGAGCACACGCTAATGGCTGAAGATTTGGAATCACTTCTTGCAACACTCGACAGCGAACCGGAGGTAGAGATCGATTACGAAGCCCCGGAAAGTGGGGCATTTCCACCCGAAATCTACCCCGGGCGGTATGCATTCATCTTCCACCTTGCCGAGCAGGATGGGTTCGGGTCGATCAAGGTCGAAGGGAAGCCTTATCTCAATACCACTTTCACCGCCGAGGTACAAACGCCTGAGAAGGTCGAGCCGGTGAAGGTGAACTTTCAGCGGGCGAGTTTCTATAAGCATCCGAAGATGACCAACTCCGATGGGGGCGAGTTGCTGCGGTGCCTGGGAGTCAAGCCAGCAACGAATGCGCCACGGGATATCGTGGCGGCGCTCAAGCAGGCCGATGGACGGTCTGGGGGGGAGGCGGTGTTCGGGTGGGAAGCATTCTCGAAGGACACCGGGGAGCGGATCACCACGAATCCACGCTCGAAGGCCAACAAGAAGACAGGGAAGACGGACATTCCGTGGCCCAAAGGGGTGGATGGCAGGTATGAACTGACGGTAAAATTTCCCGAGTCCGGGGATACGGTGTATGGCCGCGTGCGGATCGTGTCTTACAAATTGCCGAAGGGGTAGTAGGCAAAGAGGGAAGTAGGGGAAGTCATGTTGCCTATCCGTAGCATGACTCCTGTCGAACGCCCGCCGGGAGCGTTCCCGATTCCCGGCAAGGTTATTTGCGTCGTATCACGATCGCGGGCTGGTGGACCGGTACCACGCCGGCCACTGGCCCGCTGCCAAAGTTTGAAGGGGAAGGTCGAGGGTAGTAAGCATTTTTAGGTTGTACCTGAAAATGTGCTTGTCGGGTACAATTGTCGAGTACCTCACCGAGTACCAATGTTGGGCACAGGAGTCCAGTGTGGGAGTACGGATGTGCCTGTCGAATATGGATGCCAGGCACAGGGCCGTCGAACATGGGGATGTTGAATACTAGTATGGGTAGGAGTGTTGGGTAGGGGTTGCGCAAGGAAGCCAGGTAGGAGGGAGGCCAACCATGCCACGGTTTCACATGTTGATAACGCTTGAAGTGGATGTGGAAGTGGATGGGGATAGCGAGCAAGACATCGCCCGGCGTTTTGGTGATGGGATAGGCGACCTGGCTGCCTCCATGGGTGCGGCTCATGTCCCCAAAGAACGCGCAGGCCATATCGTTATGCGTGGGGGGATTCATTTGACGAGCGAGTGTGGTACTGCTGACACGATTTCCGACGCGACTGGGTTTAGTAACTAATAGTGCGATGGGGGGGGGGTAGATATGAAGTTTATGACGCTGACGAAAATTGAGTGGCGAAAAAAGTGGGAAGGCGACGCTGCGAACCTGCACAACGTGG